TGGCATCTTCATGTTCCGGCTCCTACTTGATGACACCGGCATCAATCGCCTGGACGATGGTCAGCATAATGGCCTTCAACTCGATTAGGCCGTTGACGTTCGCCTCGACAAGGTTGACGCTGTTGCCATCGGTCTCGATCACGATACGCCGCGTGGGGGCTACCCTCTTGGCCTTCAACTCAGTAACACCTTCAGGTAGCCCCTGCGACTGACTCTTCTCTTTGGCTCGTCTAGCCATCTCCCCTACCTCCTTATACCCCCTGCGGCCTACGTGGTACTGTCGAAGTAGGCCCAGGTCGGGGAAGCTGCCGTACCCTGGTTGATGTACAAGCGCCCGTTGGTGGTGTCGATGTACAGCGAGCCCTTGCCACGCCCGGTGTTGATGCCGGACAGGACAGTGGCCGGTGCGCCAGCGCCACACAGGATACCAACGTCGTCAGACGTGCCGAGGTGCGACAGCACGATGTGGAAGGAGCCCGCTGCCGAGTCCAGGGTCACGTCGTTCAGCTTGATGCCGTACAGAAGGCGACCAGCGAGCCACAGGCCGTACACGGCGTGGTCGGCGCTGGAGTTGTTCTTGAAGTAGAACCCCGTGACGTTACCGGAACCGCCGGAGGCCAGGGTCAATTGACCGCCGTACATGATCCAGTTACGCGCGGGCGGGCTGGACGACTGCTCAAGGAAGTCGTACCAGGAACCGCGCAGGTTTTTCAGAGAACCGCCAGACCCGACGTAGACCTGAATCTCGGAGCCTTTCACCCAGTTGGTGAGGGCCTTGTCGCTGTTGCGCATGTACAGGTTGAGACCATGCCAGTCACCCAGCGTCTGGTCAACCGTCGCATTGATGCGGCCAGCGAAACAGGCCAGGTCGTCGTCGGCATTGGTCTTGATACCGGCATCCTCAATGACGGCCAGGTAGCCAGCCACGGCACCGCCAGTGGCAGTAACCGAGATGCCGGTAGAGCCAGACGAAACGACCCCGAAGAGGGCACTGTACTGGGAGTTGCCGTAGTACATCCGGCTACCGTAGGACACCGTGAAGGCGTCCGGATGGTTGTCGGGATTCAGCTTGATGCCTACCCTCTGGGAGGTGCCGATCATCTGGGGGCAGAACTCGCCCTGCCCAGGGTCGATCTTGGGCCACGTCCCGTCACTCTGCTGAGTGAACTCAGGAAGTGTCACCAGTCCCGTGATGCTATCCATGTCTTCACCTCGTTCGGCCCCGTGTTGCTCCCACGGGGAACTTACGAACTTGCCTACTCCTCCGGCGTTTCGCCAGAGGGCTTGTTGCTAGACTCAGCGGCCTCTACCTGGGCCATGCGCTTGCGCAGGCGGTTGTAGCCATCTACGCCTAGCTCGGCCTTCAGGTCAGCGGCCGGGTCGTCCGCACGCCAGACATCGGAGCGAGCGTCCAGGGCTTCGACAATCTCCGGGTCGTCGGTCTGGTAGACCCCATCCCGGAATCTGGCCTGCTTCACCTGCGGGTGCACAGAAGCGGCCGGGTCTTGCACCTGAGATGCTGCGCCCTTGACCTCAACGGTCAGGTTGTGCCTGTTGCTACGGTAGACCACCGGTTCTCGCAACTTCACCATTTCGTCAACCTCCTTGGCTCTCCCAGGAGGCCCTACCGGAGCCCGACAGGGCCTCCCAGACTAGACCACAGCCCCCTCACTAGGAGGACTGGCTGTAGTTCATGACCTTCGCCATCGTGACGGGGTTCTTGATCTTGGCGGTGTAGTCACCGTAGACGTACCGCTGGAAGAAGTCACCCGTCCGAGCCGGGTTCTCACCGGTGTGCAGCCGACCGAGGCCAGCCATGTGACCCATGCTCACTTGGTCAGGCTGAAGGAACAGCATGACTCCGGGCGGCATGTTGTTGTCGGACAGGAACTGAACCTGACCGATAACAGTGTCCATGCGCTGGACGATCAGACCAACCTCGTTCTCCTCGCGGGCCAGCCGAACGCTGGGCTCGAAGAAGGAGTTGATCTTGCGGTGTCCCCAGTAGTCGCACAGAATGGTGGTCGGCGCGTTCTCCTCCCCCACGATCTCAGCGACCTGCTGAAGCACGTCGTTGATGTCCTTGAGGGTGAGAGGGTTGCCAGCCTTGTCGGTCTCTACGACGTTGGCGTCGTAGCTGGAGTCCACGTACTCCAGAAGACCGCCGAACATGGAGGGGTCAGCGGTGCCCGTACCGACGTTCCGGCGACCGAGCAGCAGGCCCATCTCCAGGGACACCACGGCCCGCTTGAGAGCCTTGGCAACCTGCTCGTCGAAGTCCTGCCCGACACCACCCTGGCCGTAGCGGTTGATCCCCTCGTTGCGGAAGGTGCTCGACACGCTGTAGGCGATGATGGTCGGGTAGTTGTACTTGACGGCCTTCAGGCTGGTCAGGATGTCCGTCCAGGTCTGGTTCTCCGCGTGGGCGAAGCCAGCCACCCGGAACTTGGTGCCACTGACATAGTTAGTGCCAGGGTCGCTTGTCGGCCCGAAACCGCGCACGACAGTCAGAGCGTCGGCAGAAGCCTGCGCCGTCACGAGCAGAAGCTCGCGGGCGTAGGTCGCGCCGTTGTCCTCGTCGTCCACGATCTCAATGACCGTGCCCTTCGGGTAGAGGTGAGCCTTGCCAGCGATGGGGAACGTCTGAACCGTGGTGTTGAAAGCACCAGAGATCACGTCCGCCCGGCGGTACAGGTCGTCCTCAACCCACTCGATCTTGCCAGCGTTGAACTCGAATCCGTCGAGCCCGCCCACCAGCTTGATGAGCTTCAGGGACTTGTAGTCGCTCACGTCAACGACCAGATCGTCAACGAAGCGAATGTTGAGAGAGGCAGCCTCATGCGGGTCGGTCGGGTATCCGGAAGGAATACCACCGAGACGCCGGGTGCCCGTTCCGTAACCGGCCATGTTTACTTTTCTCCTCTGTCGTCAGCCTCCCTCTGAAGCCGGAGCGCCTCGGCAAGGTTCTGCTCGCTCAGGCCCTTCTTCTCCTGGGATTCCCAAGGACGCCCAGAAGTCTTTGGCCCTCCAGAGCTTCCACCAGCCCCAGTAGCTCCGCCGCCTTTGCGACTAGGCTTCTGGGAGGCCGCTGGGGGCTTCTTGTCCTTATCGGACGTTCCACCCTTGATAGCCTCTGCGAGAGCCTTCTCCGCATGTTCTGCCCGCAAGGAAGCCGCACGCGCTTCCATCGCCTCCGGGGAGTCGAGGTCGAGGAAGGTTTCCTTGGTGATCCCTTCCACCCCCTTCTCGCGCAGGTCAAGGGCAAGTTCCCTGGCCTTTGCGTGCCGGAGGCCCTCGTTGGCGAAGCTAAGCCTCTGCCGTGCGTCCTCCTCCACGTCCTCCAACTCGGCCAACCGCTTGAGAGCGGCCTTCTCTGCTTCAGGCGCAGCAGCGATCCGGGCTTCCCGGATGTCCCGCTTCGTCTGCTTCAGTTCCTGCCGAGTCCGCTCAAGCTCCTTCCGCAGGGTCTCCAGCTTCGGGTCGTATGTGGTCTGGGCATTCTTCCCTGCATTGGCAGCAGCGGCGTCGGCAGCGGCCTTCTCACGGTCAGCGATGACCTGGAGGATGTCAAGACCTTCGGTCTCCTTGACGACCTTGCCTACTCTCTCCAGGCGCTGCTCTAGCGTCTCGCCACCCTGGTCATCCGACTCAGGATTCGAGTCCGAGCCCCCGCCTGAAACACCGCCATTCCCCTCGTTGGGGTTGGCGTCGGTCTGTTCGTCAGACATGGATACAAACCTCCTATTCGGTTGTTAGCGCTGCGTCCGAGTAGCGGCGCTCTGAAAGCTGCGCGAATCGAAGCCCGCGCAGCGCCAATTCTTCTTCTGATGGCCGAGAAGCTCTCGGCTTTATCAGCCCAGCAAATTCGATGACCGACCTGGCCTTGTCCTGCTTCACCTTGAGATGAGGAAGAATGTGACGCAGGAATCGAATTCCCTCCGTCTTGGCCAGTTGCCACAAGTAGAATGGTTCAGGCCCAGACCTTGAGTATATTCTACCACCCCACCGATTCTGCAACCAGTGCAGCGGGGCCGGGTCTTTCTGCCCAATCCCGACAGTGATTGAGTACCTGACTGAATAGCCTGGCCTCTTCCCTGGCTGGCAGACAACGCTGACCCAGCCCTCACCGTCGAAGAATCCGGCAGCATAGGCCCTGTCGGTCTTATTAAGGTACTTGCTCTGTCGCTTGAAGCGCCTGATCACTGTACCTCTTCTCGATGGAGTATTCGAGTCGCTCGGCTGGAGGGAACCCCACACCGGGGATCGCCAAGTCCCAGCGCCTCTCATCTCCGACTTTCAACTGCTCCAAGGTTACCACAGGGAGTCCGAGAGTGTCAAGTATCTGGTTGAACTCGTCCAGCACAGAGTAGATGTAGTCCAGCCGGGCGACCCCATCCAAAGTGTAGTAGGTCTCACGAATCTCCATGAGTCGGCCGTAGGCAGCGGCAGCCTCGGAGGTAGTGAACCCTACCGGCTCATTACCGAAGAAACGTTCCAGAAGCGGGTGAGTCTCCCACCAATCCTCCTGTAGCGCCCGCCTCATCTTCGTGGGAACGCTGGTAAGCTCACCAATGGCCAGGTAGTATTCCATCTCCTGGCCAGCCTGCTTGTACAGTTCCTGCACCGCAGAGGGCGGCTGCTTCCCACGGTTGAGGAAGAGATTGAAGTCATACCGGGACACCAGGCGCTTGCCCTCTTCCAGAAGCAGGGCCTGATCCTTGTCCCGGCGCTCGATGATTCCGGGAATATCTCGCGTGCGATTTTTTCTGGTCGCTTCATTAAGCTCGTAGCTGGCCTGGATCGCCCTGGCGTAGTGCTTGACCGCCAACTCGAACTGGGCAGTGGCACTCATGCGACCGGGCGGTAGGTCGAGGAGGAAGTTCTGCCGGGCCTCGTCGTACTGCTCCCTGGCAGCGGTGACCTGCTCATCGGTGGCAGCCTCCAGCGTGACGCCCTTGGGCAGGAAGTCCTCGATGCGGATGTTGTAGTAGTCGTTCCGCAGCGTCATGAGTGCGCGAGTGAACGGGGGGTGAGAGGCAGAGGGAGTCAGATCAACGTCAGCGTACCGGGCGTAGACCTGGGACACCTCATCCTGGTACTTCTTGATGACTTGGGCCTGCTCCTGCTCGAACAGGTCGCGGTAGGTGCGACCCACCTTGGTGTTGTAGAACTCTTCCTTCTCCCGGATCGCGGCCAGGGCCTCGTTCACCGGGGCCAGTTCCCGGTCGCGGGCCTCCAAAGCATCGATCAGGTCGTGCCAGAACAGGGTCTTGTGAAGCTCGGCAGTGCGCTCCTCCGGCCCAGCAAGACCAGCCAGGGCCACCCGGCGCACCTGGTACTCAGGGAACCGCTCGTAGAACTCCTCAAGCTGGCCACGAGCAGCATAGTCGCGGTACACAGGATCGAGCGCCCGCATCATCTGCTCACCTTCCGGGTAAAGCTGGATGGGAGAGAACACCCAGGAGGACATGAACCGGATGCCAGCCTCCTTCGAGGCAAGCTCGCGGGCCTCCTCCCACAGAGGGCCGGACTTGGTATCCATCGCGGCCAGGTAATCGCGGAGCAGTTCCTTGGTCTGCTCAGGGCCAATCTCCGCAGCCTTCCGGGTGTAGAGCCCGGCCAACATGCGGTCGATACGATAGGTGTCCCACTGGTCGTCTGGAATACCGATCAGGCGCTGGAGCTTGTTCAGCGGCAGCCCAGAGCCCCCGATAAGCTGCCCCATGTCATCATCGGTGAGCCAGTCCGGTAGCTCAACGTCGGCACCGTTCAGGAAGGCCATCACGCCCATCTGAGCAGTCGTTCCAGGAAGACCAAGGGGCAGAGCACGCGGCCAGTTGCGGTTCAGCCACTCGTCCCGCTCCAGGAGGCCAACCATGCTTCCTGCAATCGGGACGAAAGGATGAACAGCCGGGCCATTGTTGGACATCCAGTCCAGGATGCGCCCGGCGACGGTGGTCTGGCGGCTCTCGAAGCTCCAGTCCTGCGCCCACTGCATGGTAGGGAACAGCATAGGGATCGGATTGAAGAAGACCTTGGTAGCCGGGCCGTAAGTGGATGCCATCATGTCGCCCAGGAAAGGCACGGGCAACTCGAAGTCGCCCTCGAAACGTTGGGGGATGTCGGTGGTCATCTCTTGCATCATGTCCCAGCCAAGGGCAACAGAGGCCACGGCACCAGGATTGGAGGACGTGCGCTGAGCCCACCGCCACATCGACCGGGTGGGCCAGAAGTGATAGGGGAACACCCACTGGAGCCACTTGTCGATCCCGTACTGGCGGGAGTAGTCAAGCATCGTCCAGTCGGCAGCGGCGCGTCCGGCATTGATGGAAGTAAGCTGCAAGTCCTTGTAGTCACCACGGAGACCGCCGATCCAGTCAATGGCCTGTTGGCGCAAGTGGACGGGGACACCCTCTGGCGGCTGGGTGAGCATGTTTAGCATCTTGGGCTCGGCCCAGTCCAAGAACTCCATCGCCCAGCGGTTCTCGCCGGTGATGGCCTCAGCGGTCACAGGCATCTCGTACATGCCCATGTTGTACTCGCGCGGGCGAGGGGCCAGGCCCATCAGGTCACGCTCAGTCCGCACCTCCTGGTTGATCCATTCATGGATGCGGCGGCGTGTCGGCCCCATTAGCTCCGCCCGCTCGTAATAGCGAATGTCCTCCCCGGCCTCCAGCGCCATGCGGAGAGCGCGGTCGCGGGCTCGCAGGGAGTCCATACGCACATCGCGGATCACGCGGAAGCTGGGCAGAAGGTTGGGGTTGAACTGGGTAATGAGGGACTCCAGGCTCTCCATGTTCAGTTCAAGCTCCCGCAGGCGGGTCTTCTCATATTCGCGCCACAGGCGGTCGATGCCCTTTTCGCCCCCCTGGTGAGCAGCGAAGATGCGGGAGCGATCATGGCGCAAGCGCTCGTACATGGCCCTGGTGCGGCCCAGGTACTCGTCGGCCTGTTCGCGCGGAACGCCGTGGGCCAGCAACCAACGGTCAGTCATCTCGACGCGGGTGCGGCCGAGGGCATCGTCGGCCACTTCAATGCTATAAACGTTCTCGCCGGTAGAGCCCTGTGCCTTGCGAGCAGCGCGGATACGCTGGTCAAGGTCAGCGAACTCGTCCTCCAGGCGGGCGACCTCTTCGGGGTCGGTGACCCGGCCCTCCTGGATAATGTTCTTGATCTCCCGGCGGCGGGCAGTAAGCTCGGCCAGGTCTTCGGCGGGCTGAGCGTCGGCAAGCTGGCCAACCGGCTCCAGGTGCTGCATCTTGCGCACCTCGTCGATGTCGCGGCGCAGAGCCACGCGCACCTCGTCCAGACGGCGCAGTAGGTCGTCCGCGTCGGTGGCAGCCTTGAACGTATCCTGGAGGTGGGTAACCAGGCCCATCTGGTCGAAGCGCTCCTTCATCAGGCGGCGCACAGCGGGCTCAAACTTTTGGCCGCTGGCCTTCTCGATCTCACGCAGCCACCGCTCCCTGAGCACACCAACGTGCAGGGGCGGGGCACCGTCGCGGATCATCTTCTCAGCATCGTCAAGCATCTCCAGGAAGCCAGCTTCCGGGGAGGAGTCCCAGAGAGCGTAGAGGTGCTCAGACATCTCTTCCGGCATCCCCTTGAGAAGCTCATCAGGGATAGGCTTGGCAATCTTGTGCCAGTTGTGCCGATAGGAGCGGAGTACCCCAACCTCGAACGCCTTCAGCCTAGCCCAGCCATCGAGCCATGTGGCAGCCGAGACGAACGGCACCCAGAAGCGGAACTTGGACGGGCGCACGATCTGGCCGGTAGCGCCAGGCTTGGACACACGCTGCGTAACGCCCACAAGCTGGCCAAGGGCAGAGTCGCCAGCGTTGGCCACAATGACTGACTCGTCCAGGCCAACGTTCTTGAGGTTCCGCACCATCGTGGACTTGCGGAGACCGCCACGGAAGACGCCGAAGCCATAGTCGAAGAACATGGTGGCGAAGTTGTTGAGCCCATTCAGGAGCACGAAGGAGGGGGTGTTCAGGGTAGTGGCAGACAGCAGGCGCTTGTTGAGCCCGAACAGCTTATTCATGGCATTGTCCGGGTGGATGTCGTAGGCGGCAGCGATGGCCTTGTAGACCCGCTGGTTGACCTCCTCCAGGAACTGCATCCGCCAGGCGTCGTGCCCCCGCGAAAACTGGCGAGCGACCTTGGCCGCAGCCTTCGGGCTCTTGGCCATAGCCTCGCCCATGAGTGTATCGTACTCAGTGGGATCAAGGATTGTGCGCTTCAGGCTCTGGAAGGCGGACGGGCGTACCTGGTAGGCGTCGAAGATTTGCGACAGTCTCACGGCCGTCTCATTCTGGGCAAACAGCCTGGGCATGTGGGCCGGAAGCTGGTCAACGTTGCCGGTGCGCATCGCGTCGAAGAACAAGGACACGTCCTCCGGGCGCACGCGGACATCACCGGTCATCTGCGCGAACATCGTGAACCCCTTGCGCCACAGCACGTCAGCATTGTGTTCCGGGGTAGCCTGCCACAGGCGAGCCCACCACGACGGCGGGCCAGTCTTCTCCCTGAAGCGCAGGCCACGTTCGATGATCCGCATGGAGCGGGCCTCGGCTTCCTCAATGGCCCGCAGCTTGTGAGGGGGGCCAAGGATAGAGCGAGCGAGGCTGGCTACCCGGCGCACACCGGGAATCTTGGAGATGACGGCCTCACTCCGAGCGGCCTTGTACAGGTTGATCGGGGCCTCGCCGCCACCGATCACGCCGAACTCGGCAATGAGACCAACCTTTCTCATTCCCTTGACACCCTGGAGCGGCTTGGCGATGAAGCCAGCGCCACCAACGAGCCACAGAGGGTCGTAGATGACCTTCAAGGCGGCGTCGGCCCAGAGGTTGCCATACTTCTGCATGATGCCAGGGTTCTCAGGGTCGTCGTTGTTCCAGTCCTCCCCCCGCTGCATGGCCCTCTCGACTTCCTTGATGTAGGTGCCAGAGAAGTCGCCATGCTGGAGAGAGGTTCCAATGATGTCGTAGTACATGGAGGCAAGCTCCCAGCGGGAGTAGCCGTCTGGCACGTCGTTGTACCAGACGTAGGTCATAGGGTAGCCCAGAACCTGCTCCGTCCGGTCTGATGTCCACTCCAGAGCGTCCATCGTGGCACCGAACACGTTGCCAGCCCGGTCAGCGAAAGCGCCGCCCAGCCTCTCCCAGAAGCCCCGGCTGGGCTTGGGGGCGACTAGCTTCCACTCCTCCTCGGTGACCGGCATGATACGACCGCCAGTCTCGGACTCGATCTCGCGGATGACGCGATAGCGCTCCGTCTCGGGAAGGAAGCGAAGAAGCTCACGCGAGAGAACCTCCTGTTTGGAGGGAGAGAGACTGGACATGGCCAGGTCAATGTCCTGGAAGACGGACACGCCCTCTGGCCAGTTGCCGGGCAAGACGTTCTGCTCGACCATGCGCTGGGTGAAGCCTAGAGGAGCACCCTCCACAGCCTCTGGCGCACGCTCAAGGTCACGCTCGGCTATGACAGCCTGCGGATCAAAAGGAGGAGCCGTGGGCTTCGGGACGCCCTCATCAAGCGCCTGAAACTCACGCTCCGCTTGCGAGAGAAAGCGGTCGTCGGGCATTACCCCAGCATCTCGTCCTGGCGGTTCACCAGGTTCTGGCGCACAGCGGCCAGAAGCTCGTCACGGGACGGTGGACGGCCCTGCTCGCGCTCGAACCGGCGACGCAGGCTAATGATGGACAGATCGGCATCGGTCGGGTAACGACCGTACCGCCGATAGAAGCGCTCGCCAAAGTTGGTGGCAGCGACGTTCGTCCCCTTGGCGGTGGACTCCACCAAGTCCGAAATCGGGAACTCCTCGTCTACGGTAGGAATCGACATAAACCTTGACGCGGGTTCCGTCGTACCACGGGGGCGGGCTGGCGTCCGAACCAGAGTGGTATCCGCAGCCTTCGGTGTCGAGGCAGGAGTACCCGCAGGCTGAGCAGACGACGCGGGCGCGGCTGGCGGTTGGCTCGGGCGGACGTTCACGGGCGGTGCCTGCTGGCCCACGCCACCGGGCTGTGGTACGTCCATCAGTTTCTGCTGGGTCTGGCCCCTGCGTAGCTCCCTGTCCAGGAACGGGGTTCCCCCTTGTCCCTTCTTCACTCCAGGCATGTCTAAATCCCCCTACGAACTTCCTTAGCAACCAACTTGTGAATGTCCTCGTCGGTAAGCTCACCCTTCTCCTCGATAAGGCGAAAGAGTGCAGACCGTGGGACGGGCCGGTCGGTGATCCGAGCAACCCTGGCGTCCAGGTCATCGGCCTGTGTGCCCTTCTCAGCAGCCTCGCGCTCTTGGGCTATGCGCTCAGCCTCCCTACGCTCATCCATCAACTTGTCGATGTAGGCATCCGCCAACGGGTCGGGACTGTTCATTAGAACCTCAACCTCCGTGGCGTGATCGAAGGAACACCACCCCGGCGAGCCCCCCGGCGCTCCGGCGCGGCCATCTCCATCTCCTCGCGGACGTTGATACCACGCAGGAACTCGGCGGCTGTCAGGGTAGGAATCTCGCCGGTCTCAGCGAACTGCCGCTGCACCTGCTCCTCGTAGCGCTGCTCAAGCTCAGGCTCCATGTAGCGCAGGAACTCGGCCTCCTGGCGAGTCCAGCCAGGGGTAGGACGCCGGGCAGCCTCACCAACGAGGCCGGGCATCTGGGCCTGCTCCATGCGCGTGAGCCCACCGATCTCCTGGAGAAACGCAGGCGCGGAGAGCCAAGTGCGGAAGGCAGTCGTGAACTCCTTCAACATCTCCCCGAAAAGACCGCCAGCCTCTGCCTGCATCTCTCCAGTAGGAGCAGCAGACGGGGCCTGCGTCACCGAGGAGGCAACGGTTTCCGGTAGAGTCAGGGCAAGCCCCTCGACGAGCCCGTCCGCAGTAATCGCAGGATTCAGCGACAGAAGCTCGTCAAGGCTGATGCCCATGCGCTCTGCGAACTGCTCCAGGGTCTCACCCGCTCGTAGTTGTCCAGTGTTGGCCATTATTCGTAGATTCCCTCCTTCACTACGAAGGCCGGGGCTCCACTGCTGCTGACTCCGGGAGCGAGACCCCCTTCCTCAGCGACGAACTTGGCCCCTGCCTCCGGCTGATAAGCGGGAAGCTCAGGTATAGGATACCCCTCTTTGCGCAGCCAGTCAATGAAGTCGCCCTCGAAGACCCCACGGGCAGCGGCGGACAGGAAGCGGTCTCCCTGCACGGTGGCAGCCTGGCGGGAGAAGAGAGCACCACGCAGCGGCTCGCTCATCGTCGGGCCGAGCAGCCTGTCCAAGGTGCTCATGACGAAGGAAAACCGAGAGCGCGGGTCTTCGTACCCACCGGTCAGGAACTGGCGGGCGAAGCCACCCATGCCCTCGATACCGGCAATGACCGACTCGCGGGAGGGGAATCCCTCGGTAACGACTTGGTTAATGACTCGGTTAAGCTCGACGGCACCGCCAGGAGACTTCAGGATGTCCTGCCCCTCGCGGGTGGATGCCAGAAGCACCATCGACGGCACCAGGTCTCGCAGGAAGCCATAGATGGGAGGCGACGGGACGACACCCGCCTTGTCGAACATGGCCTGGAGGAAGGCTTCCGGCTCCTCCAGGGCCAGGCGCTGGAGCCCAAACTTCTCACCGATGCCCTCGACGCCAAGCTCGTCCAGTTGTTCCGGTGTCAGGGCCGAGAAGACATCCCCGATCTGGCCAGCGACTGCACCAACGTCGGGAGAGGCAGACGGGCCAGCCTCGGCAGCAGCGCGTCCCTCTTCGGTCGGGAACTCCCACACACCGCCTTCCCCCAACTTGGGGGCGTCGGCAGGGCGCTCACCACCGGCGTTGAGGTACTGCATGTACTCCTGGGGAGTCATGCCCATCATGGTAGCCTCGATCTGTATCTGCTGCGACAGCTTCTCGCCCAGGTAGGCAAACGGCTCGGTCAGCGGATCGCTCAAGGTGAGACCAAACGCGCGGGCCTCAGCAGCCTCGCCGGTGGTGGGCTTCTGGGCGGCACGCTCGTGCTGCCACGACGTGAACTCCTTGTCAAGCTGCTTCCGGGCACTCTTGATCCGCTCAAGGGCAGTCTTCTCATCAGGGAAAGCGTTCCAGAAGCCTTGCGCGGTAGCGTCAGGCCAGCCAGCCTTGTCCAGGTAGTTCAGATACCACACGATGAACTCGCGCGATAGGCCAGACCTGCGCACAAGCTCGTCCAAGGGATCACGCTTGGGTTCGTACTCCGGCTGTCCACCAATAGGCATTAGACTACTTCCTCAGCGGCACCGGCCGGGGTGGGCGCTACGCCCTCCCTTCCGGACTCAATGCCCGCCGTTTCGGGCGGGGCTGCTTCGGGCCGTGCCATTGCAGGCGACGCGGTTACCGGTCTACCGGGGGCTCCGCCCTCACCGGCGAGTTGGGCCATTAGCCGAGCCTGCATGACCTGCTGGGCAAAGGCCATCATGAACGCCTTGTCACCGAAAATCTTGGCGATCTCCGGCATGCCACGAGCGGTCATCCGGCTCTGCAACCTCAACATTACCACAATCGGGTCAAGGTCTGCAATGTCATCGAACAGCAGCTTCTTCTCTCGCTCGGCGTCCTCCCATTCCAGCACCTGGTCGAAGATGGTCTGGATGCTGGCCAGTGGTCGGGCAGGATTGGCAAGCTGGGCGGCGATGTTGACGCGCACTGCCAAGTCGTCAGGCAGCGCGGGCTTTGCCTTCATCTCAACGTAGACGACCTCCTGGATAATGTCAGGGCCAAAGTTCAGCTTCATCAGGCGACGGCCGGAGCCCTCAGCGATGACCGTGAACTCCTTGCCGGACTTGTGGTAAAGCTGGTTCATCAGCGACTGGGCGATCTCTGTGGCCCAGAACTCGTAAGCCTCGATCCAGGGGCCGAGGGAGTTGAGCGCAGCGTTCTCCATCTGGGAGCGGAGGAAGCCGGAGCCCTGGAACTGCTCCAGACCGCGCAGCAAGCGCTGGTCAATCGTGCCCTGGGCAATCTGCATACCGATGAACTCCAGGAGGCGGTAGGTGTCGGGGCTCGCAGCCATGCCAGCGACGCGCTCAAGCGACTCCCCGATCTTCATGGGGTTGACGGCATTGCCGCCGATGATAACGTCACGAAGCTCTCCGGTGCGGGTGCGCTGCACCCAAGTGCCGAAGGCGTCGTTGTCCATGATCTGCCAGATGATGGACACGATCTCGTTGAATTGGGGCACCGCGTCCTCAACGGCAGCCAGGATGGAGCGGCCTTGGTCAGCTACCCAACCTCCCTGCCGCTTCCAGATGGGAAGGTCGGGCCTCTTGGTGATCAAGTCTTCGGGGCCACGGCCAATGATGTTGCTCTCGATCCGCTTGGGAGTGTTGAAGAACGGGAGGCCGTGGCTGGGAACGATAATGGCAGGACACGCCGGGTTGTCGCGCTCGTCCTTGATCTCGTGCAGGCTGGGCGGATCGGCCCAGACGAGCCACTCAGCCGGACGGCCGTAGTTGCGGGGATCGCCCGTGGCTCGCTTCTTCGGGTGGGTGATGGCCAGGCCCTCCTGGTAGCGATCCCAATACTCGTACTGGGTAACCCACATTCCCAAGTCTTGCTGGTACTTGCCCTCCCTCAGTAGCTCCTTGACCTTCAGGTTGTTCTCGATGTCGGGGAAGCTCTCCAGGATGTCACCCCAGGTAGTCAGCGACTCGTAGATGACGGACTGGAGCCCACGGCGGTCGAACATCGGGTAGACGAAGCGCATGTCCCAGGGCTCGTAGTCGAGGGGCTCGTCCTCGTCACGGACAACGAAGCGGGAGGCAGCCCACCCGCGCAGGAGCAACTGCCAGGCGGCGACCTTGCGAGCGGACGGAAGGCCACGCCGGTTCATCTGCCGATCAAGGTCACGGAAGCAGCCCTTGATCCCGAACTCCAGGAGCCCAACGTCGTCCCGCTTTGCATCGGGCTCAACGTAGGTCATCGGGATGCGAGGCTTGAACGGGTTCCTGGACATGGTACTCACGCTCAGGTCGAGCAGGGTGCGGGGCTCGTTGGAGGTGAAGCGGACGGTGCCCTTGGGCTTGGCAAGCTGATGCTCGTCTACGAGGAGGTACATCATGTGCCACACGTCCATCCGGTCGTCGCGTGGCTTCATATCGCGCTTGCGATACGTGATCTGCTGCTGAAGGTCTGGAATCTCAATCAGGTCGGGCATGTCACCTACCCCGTGCTGTGCAACAGCGTCCACACACCGATGTCAATGCAGACGTAATGCTTCCTGGTATTGGTAGTGTAGAACTCGTCTCCGGGGTTGGGAGAGACGGCGTTCTTGTCGCTCTCGCTCCCCTTCCACACCTTGGTGCCGTTTCGGTCATGGATAAACACAGCGGCCATAGCACCCTCCATTATAGCGTGTTGGGACGGAACTGTACAGGCTGAGTCCGTCCCTGATTTGACACCGGCGGCTGGAACTCGCGGGCAACGAGGCCAATGCCAAGGGCCATAGCGTAGTCATCGTGCTCGCCCGGCATGGCCTCCAGCCGGGGGCGACCAGACGAGCCTTCCTTCTTCGTCCAAACGAGACTGACCAACTCCTGCAACCCGCGCTGATCCCAGCAGACCAGGCTCCCGCCAGGAATGTGCTCCATCAGGGCAGACTGGAGCATCGGGCGAGTGCGAGCGTCAGTTCTCCAGCCCACGTCGCCTACGTACTCAGGACGGCGTGGGTCGATGCCGTAGTACAGATTCGGGTACTGCCACTTGTTCTCCAGGTCTTTGCCGGTGGCGTAGCCGATTCCGGGCCAGGTCTCAGGCACAAGCATGGCCTCATTATAGTAGTAGCCCATCTTGACCAGAATCTCAGCGGCCTCGGTGGGGTCAACCATGTTGTCGTAGTAAGCGGCCACCACCTCTAGAGTCTGGTAGTCGAGCACAGGGGCGGCAAAGAAGTCATCGCCGCAACCCTCAGAGATGTCGGCCGGGATGAGATACTGGCGACCGGGAAGCGGCTCCTTCCAAATCCACATGTGGTTGACGTACCGGCGGAAGTCCTCACCAGGTCGCTCCGGCAGCCCCCTCTCTATTGGCTCCCGCGAGTCTCTCATCAGGCGCTGGATGGTCTTCATGTCAAAGGGAGACTTGGCACCAGCGGCGAAGCAGGTGATCGGGTCTTCCGGGTACTCCTGCTCGAACGGCTTATCAGTCAGGGCAAGCTCAGCAGCCTTCATCCTGCGCCAGTGGATATGGGCATAGGTCAGGCCGTGCTCACGCATAAGGTACTTCTCCTGCTGCGTGAGGTCTGTGATCGGATCATCCTTGTCCGAGATGTACTCAGCAGTCTCCCACCAAGGGTAGAAGAACAACTCCCAGTGACCGCCGATCCCGGCCTCACGGCCACCACCAGCGGCCTTGACCACGTTGTGGAAGACGCCACCGGCCCCATTGGGGGTGGACTCGATGTCAACTTCGCCATCCACCGGGACGGACTGAAGGGCACCGGTGACGGTCTCTACCGGGTGAGCCCAGTGCGCCACCTCGGTGCAGTGGAGACGATTGACCGTCCACGCGCGGCCCACGCCCTCACCCTCGGCAGTCTCAAACAGGATGCGCGAGCCCAGGCCGGGGAACTCCAGCATGTCGGCATTGTCCTCGCCAACGACCGGTGCAAGCCCAATACGCTTCAGGTCGCTGAGATGCTGCTTATAGTGGGCGCGGAACAGCTTCAGGGTGGGGGCATCCTGGGCGATCACGAGGACGGTAAAGTTGGGCGTGGTCATGGCATCCATCGCGTTGTGGGCAACAATGATGGCGGACTCCCCGATCTGGCGCGGCTTCAGGTGCACGCGACGCCGAGGATGGTCAACGACTGTAGCCCGCAGGATAAAGTCGCGCTGGTTGGGCCACAGTTTGAAGGCTACGATACGATTGTGCTTGTCCGGGACAGTCAGGAGCCCCTCAATCCGCTTGATCGGGTCGAAAAGCACCTCAGTCTCGGCCAAATCGGTGCCATTGCGCATGAGCGCCTCCTTTTCGCTACTTGGCAGCGGTCTTCTGGCCCTTCTTGAGCATGTTGAGGTACATCAGGGCCTGTTTCTTGGCCTTCGGGCCGTACCGACCGGCGGCAGCCGCCCGAACCTTGCTCTCAGGAATCTTCTCGTCCTCTGGGACACCCAGAGAGCGATGCAGACCGCCCTTCTCAAAGGTCACCGGCTCCTGCCCCTTCTTCTGGGGCTTCATCGTGACCTTCTTTGACTTGGAACGGCCCTTCTTCCCCTTCAGGCCCTTCGCAATGCGAGACTCATGGGTTGCCATGCGCTCAATCCCCCCTCTTCTTGGGGCTGAACCGCCTCTTACGATTCCGCCGCTGCTTCATACAGCGCTTCCGCATCTCGACGGGGGTCTCCTTGACCATTTCCTTGCCCCACGCCTCGCCTCTACCGGCTGCTGCGGCCGCTGCACGGTACTGATCACAGTTCTTAGCTGGCATCTCTACCCTCTACGGCCCTCAAACGCTTGTCTAGCTCGGCCTCCAGGCCCACAATACGGGCCTGGGCGACCAAAACGGCCGTCTTGAGGTCAGAAATCTCGCTCCGGAGGCAATGAACCTCATCGTTGCACGCCTTTTTCGCCTTCAGGCAGGCATCCAGAGCCCTCTTCGACCGGAAATGGGCCAAAATCAGGCCAAAAGCGCCTCCCATGAGGGGCGGAACGACGGTTCTCAGGACTTCCAGAGCCAGATTTTCCACTTTTTCCTCCTCGCTCTCCTATAGCTGTGGGGGCCGAGTGAAGGAGGCGGACACCCGACCCCCGGCGACGCATCCCCCGTAGGGGATATTGGGCAGCAGAGTGCGGAGAGCGGCACTCGACTATAGCTTACGGGAGCGAAATCGGAGTTGTCAAGCTCTTTTCCGGGTTCTCATAGAAAATTTTTATCGGGAGGATGGTCTGGGCGGGCCTGGCGCATATCATTGAATCATTTAACACCCCTCTGACGACCTGACACTTATTAATATCTTAGGGTCTGGACGTGTTGCTTGATTAAATGTTTTGTGGTACAGTAGTAGTGAGGAGGTGAGAGAGATGATCTCACAGCATGTAGGAGTCCTCATCCCTGCCAAGCTGCTAGAGTGGCTCGACGAAGAGGCCGAGAAGCGCGGCATGACCCGCAGTCGCACGGTCGCTACGATTCTCCTGGAGCAATCCGGGCTTGACCTGGAGCTTCCCCCGCGCGGGCGAAGGATCGAGACAGAACGCAAGCGTGCCATCCGGGAGATCGGAGAGGCCACCGGGCAGGTTCCCATTCCCGGCAGCAACCTGCCATACTATTAGGGTACGGGCGCTTAGTTTAACGGAAGAACGCTGCGCTCCAAATGCAGTAGCGGGGGTTCGATCCCTTCAGCGCCCGCCAAGGTGCAGGGTCGTCTAGCGGTAGGACACCTGGCTCTGAACCAGGAGATCGGAGGTTCGAATCCTCCCCCTGCATCCACTCTCCCCCACTAGTAAAGCTCCCTTAACTTCCCCACATCGTTAATAAAGATCGCGTAGGCTTCGTCCTGGTACGAGGTATATTTGGCCAATTTTCGCCCCGCGCTGTCAGAGGACTAGAAACAAATGGGTAACGGAGCCGGGTGCGCCGGAACGAAGCGGTGTGGAATTGAATCCGCGCCGCGCGGACATGATTTTGGTCGGCTCGAACAAATTTTCAGAACAAATGTGCCAAATGTGCGGAATTAGCACAGGCGTTCTTGCGTATACGTGTATTCCCCCATCGATGACACATCTGTTTGCCAAGAACAAATGTTTCAGCGCGTGCGTACTATCCGGTCTGGTGTGAAAAAATCGCACGCATGTTCGCTCGTGCTGGCTACGTCAGCGTGCGACCAGATAAAGCACTCGCAGTTTAAACAGTCCTTACAGTTTTAACATGACAAACTGACACTTATATCGCAATGCACAACGTCTATGCACAACGTCTATGGGCACGCACGCGCGGAATAGAGAATGGCTATAGATTGGCATAGCCTATCACTCAGGGAGGTAGGTATCGAGGCCGTCTATATCGAGGCACCAATCGGCGGCTGATAATCTTAGGAAAAGGTTGACAAGCGTGGTAAAATGACCCTAGAGACTGTAACATCCGGAGGCTTCGAGCGTCTTTATATCTGGAGACGTTTCGAAGGGAGGCGAGGCAGATGCTAAAGCTCGCACGCGAGCAGAAGATGGCCATGCGTTATCTCTCGCGCAAGGGCAAGGTTGTTTCCGCCCATAGCGTGAGGGAATATGTCAGGCACTACACGCATAGGCACCACGGGAAGCACGCTGGTGCGTTTGACCCGTGCGCGAACTTCCCGAAGCCTATGTTCCACTTGGTGCCTGCCTCGGAAGTGAGGCTAGACTATGCCTGAACCACGCATACCGAAGCTAACGCCAGAAGAGGCAAACATGGCGTACACGGCCGCGCATGCTGAGAATGTGACGCTGGCGTTTGTGCTCCACTATCTACACTGGGCAAAGGCACGAGCCCAGATGCTAGACACCATTGTCCAGACGAGGCAGCTAACGCTCATAGGCGAGAAGGGAGGGAGCGAATGAAAAGCCTCGGAGAAATCCAGTACAGCGAACTCCTGCATGCGATACAGATCGGCTACGTGGACATCGCAAACGTGGTAGTGGTCGGAAGTACCGTATGCGAGAAGAAGGGAGACGCGCTAATCCGTCACATACCATGCGCGTCTGAGCATGGCGCTGGGGTAGTGCGTGCTATCCTGGCAAGGGAGGCAGGTTGCGAAGGATGCTAGGCGTTGCCCATCGACTCCGGAGAATAGGCAAGGCGAGGCAGGCACTGGCGAGGAGAGTCGCTCATGAGCGAACGATTCGCTGGTGTCTAGCCTCCATTCGCGGAAAGTGAGGGAGGCATGATACTACAGCATTGCCCCAGGGAGTACAAGGGCAAGCCCTACGGTTGCGGGTATGGCCCAATCCATCCTACACGAGCGTTTCTTGACTATGGTGGCCGTTGCCCCAATTGCGGGAAGGCTTTCCGCCCATACCGGAAGCCTCGCCCAAAGGTTGCCCCATCTGGCCAGCTATGCGCGGTAACTAGCCTTGCCACTGGCAAGCGATACTGCGACCAACCCGCAGTCAACGGCCGTTACTGTCGCAGGCACGAGTATCTCAACTACGAGTGACTCGCGCAAGAGCTAAGCAACTACGCCTATTCCCGAAGCGCGACCGCACGCTTGCGCAATACTTGGCCGTGCGTGCGGGCGAGCATAGGGAATGGGCCGCTATTATCGAGCCTTGTGGCTCCGAACAATCCGTCTACGATAGATACCTCTTCGCTTTTCTCTCAATCAACACTGCCTTTGCCCCTAACTGCGAGGCATTCGCCAGGATGCGAGGCAGATACTGGACAGATGAGACGGAGACACTCGCCAGCATCCGGTTGACTCCGAGTGTCTCTTTCGCCCCTACCAAAGCAAAGGACATTGCAGCGTTCACTAAGCGATACCTCGCCCATCCGGAGGCGTTCAGGATTCGCCCATCAGAGACGCCTAGCGAGGCAAGAGAACGCCTCAACATTCAGGGATTAGGCCAGGCTAAGCTATCGTTTGCCCTAGCACTGGCGAGCCCTACAATGGCTGACGTTGCCTGCCTCGATAGGCACGTACAACGATGGGCAACGGGTAGGGATAGGAAAGCCTTGTCTCCCAGGGAGTACAAGCGAATCGAGCGAGCCCTATCCCTCGTTGGCGAGCGTTACGGAGTGAGTACGTTCGTTGCCCAGTGGTGCGTATGGGACTGGATGCGAGGCTACGAGGAGAACCATCGAATCATCGCAGACGAGAAGGGAGGTGACGAGCATGCCCAAGCAGGTTGAGTTGTATGTGCCCCTTGCGTACAATGATGGCACGATTATAGACCCTAACACCCTCCGAGACGAGGAGAATTTCCTAAGCGAGCGTTTCGGAGGCGTGTCCATCATTCCCAATGTACGCGGACGCTGGTATCGCGATGGTGCAATACAGCGTGAATGTATCGAAATCTGGCGCATCATCGTAGACGAGTATGACCCTAGCTGGTGGAGCGGCTACAAGGTACGTGCTCGCAATATGTACGAACAGGAGGATTTCCTCATCGTGGTTTCCGACGTTGGCCTTATCCTCTAGGGTTATCCCTGGATAAGAGTCTAGCGTAAGGGAGGTGAAAGCGGAGGCTTCGGCTATCCCGCAAGCGGGCTAGTCGTAGGCTGGGGCGGGTGCCTGGCACCTTGGCCGGACGCCTGGCGTTGCCTGCCCTGGCCTGGCTCGCCCACCCTGGGAGAGTGGCTGGGCCTGGCTGGAGGAGATGGAACATTCGTATACACTTAGTCTGGGTCTAGTGTGTATCGCTTCCATCTTGTTGCTTGTAGGCAATTGCTTGCGGATAGTCGCTTGCAGCCAATGTTCACTGAGTATTTACCTGGGTCGCTTGCAATCAGATTCGCTTAGGTGTAAGGTAGGTATAGGAAAGGAGGTTTCCCCTGTGGAGAAGCTGGCAACGCTAGTGCTCCTCATCCTGCTGGTCTTTGCGATGTATCACCTTTACACCAGCGAGGTTATGCCAATGGCCGGTGGCTACGTGCTCACTGAGCGCCACTGTGCCGAGGACGAGGTGCTAGACTGGATAGCCGACGACGTGCGCGGGTGCGTGCACATCGACGAGCTATGCCAAGAAGGGAGATAGCATGACTGAGAACGGCGCGGCAAGCGCCTTTGCCAATGACCCCATCGTCATCGCAATCCGTGATAATAGGTGGGGCGGCGTGTTCGGTGACGTCTTCGACAATGACCCCATATACTACGAGCACCACGAGGGCAAGGCTGACCACCCCTATCCAGAGGGCAACGGCGACTACCATCCAGGTATCACCGATGGCTTTGTCCGGCGCGGCAACCACTACGTGTTGGTCTTCGTGACCAAGCAGGGCGAGGTCAACATAGACATGGGCTACCACGAGGACGAGATACCGGCCCATGCCTTCAGGATGGGGACGTAGCATGGCTGACCTGACATCCCTTATCATAGCCTTCGAGTCCGGCGAGCTAGACGAGGAGGAGACTATCGCCCTGTTTCAGGAGTTAGTTGACACTGGCATGGCCTGGCAGTTGCAGGGCAGCTACGGCCGGATGGCCCGGTGTCTCATCGAGGCTGGCCTGGTTCGGCCAAGAAAGGGGGCGGCATGCTAGACCCTAAGCACTACCCTATGTTGGGCGGCGAGTGCGGCTGCCCCACCTGCAAGGAATCGAAGACCACCACCCTTGCAGACCTACAGGAAGGAGACAAGGATGGCAACAAGCGGTAAGGTGAAGACCATCATCCGGTGTCCCAAGGGCACCGCCAGGCGAGAGGTTCCCCTGGCTGAGGTGCAGGTGCCCGACCTATGGCATACCGGCCAGTGGCTGAAGGAGCAAGGCTGCCCGAAGGCTGGCGAGGCAGTGCTAGAGTGCTGGGGCCTGGCCCATGACCTGCTGGCTAACCTGAGAGGAGAGGTCTAGCGTGACCAAGCAGCGTAAGAAGAAGCGGAGCGAGAAGGCCAAGCCGGAGGGACTGAGCGGGTACGCTGCACGGCGGCGCTTGCCCTGGAGTGAGCGCCACCCCAGGCACACCGTACCCGTGCACGCCTGCCCCCACTGCGTCCCTCAGAAAGGAGCGGCATGAGAAACTGCCAAGTAGCGGCGGCATGGGCGGCTGGTCGCACGGCCAGCACCCAGCACATGACGACCGATGGCGACCGCCTATGGAGCTACAACCTGGTCATCGGCTTCACCGAGGACGACGGCAGCAAGGTGGCAATTGACTACACTGCGCCCCACTTCGTCAGCATGACCACCTCCTGTCACGTCGGGCTTGCGAAGCGTGTAGCAGACTGGGCCGAACCGCCGAGGAAGGACAGGTAAGATGCTCGAACATCGCAAGCACCAATCACCCTGTCCCCACTGCGTCGCTGAGGTCATCGCCGGTCTTGACGTATACGACCTGGCTGTCAGCATCCCTGGCTACCAGGCCAACCGCAAGTGCGTGAACAAGCGCCACCTCGTTGTCCATATCGGTGACCTGTTCGCCGCCTTTGACCCTGGCTTCGACCGCCAGGCATTCGAGGAGGCGTGCGGCGAGGGGGCCGAGCCTGGCAAGGTGTACTGATGGCCAGCGACAAGAAGGCCCGCAAGATGGCCCGCATTGGGAAGGAGCGGGCGGAGCCGGTCGAGAAAGAACCGCTCCGGATGTGGTACACTGTAAATGAGAGAGGGAACTTTGCCCTTCGACGGAGTTGGCGATACACAGTGAGAGGGGCAAGGCATAGCTAGTTCGCTTGTGCTTAGTCGCTTGCGACTAGAAAGGAGGCACCCCGTGAACGAAGACCAACCAGTTGAGCGACGTTGCGCCAAGTATGACATGTTCAAGTACGTGCTTCTCGGTATCTACAACAACCGGCCCTACTACATGGGTGAGCACATCGAGGAGCACCTGAAGGGTTTCGTCCCGCCAGTGCCACCGTACCTCACCAAGCTGGTGCTGGATGCGACACAGTCTGGGGCCAAGTACCAGCACTACGTCATCCTCGCTACCCGTGTGGACAGGGCAGAGGTCACCACCTGGCTGTTCCACGCTGAGATCGTGGTGCCTACCCCGATGGTGGAGTGGAGCACATAGGATGGCGTGGCGAGAGCTTCGAGCCCATGACCCTCCTCCACCTGACCCCTTCGCCAAGCCTGGCATGGGGCAGGGATTGGTTGACACCCACCCCGACACGGAGTCACAGCATGGGCGGCAGTATCACTCTCAGCACGCACGCAAGGCTATCGATGGCGTGCTGCGTCGTGACCTGCCGGAGCTTGTCATCAAGGGTTGCCCCCACTGCGGCGGCGACCTGTGCAAGGAGCACGAGGACTTCGGGTATGGGGACTACTCATGTAAGGACTGTGGCCGTGCCTGGGACGTGGCCTCAGTCGCCCGGATTGGCGGACGTTGGCGCATCACCTTCGGGAGAGTCGGCCACTACCTTGACCAGACTCCTCCGAAGAGGAAGAGACGCGGGAAGTACGGATACGATTAGGAAGGAGGTGCACAGATGGCGAACGAGCTAGGCTCGCATGACTACACCGTTTGGGTGAACGAGGGTCACGGTCTGGCTGGCCGGTTCGACCCTGCTGGTGACTCCAAGCTCGTCAGGCTGGAGATTCTGCCGGAGGGGACGGTCACCGCCTGGCCGGAGGACAAGTTCTATCTGTTCTTCCGCAGAGGAGCCGACCTGAAGCGGACGGCGGAGACCTTCCGCACCCTGGCCAAGCAGATAGACGACTACCTGTACCCGACCCTCGACCTGGAGGAGGCCCTGGAGATGGGCCTGAGCATGGGGGTGATGGGATGAGCGACTACAACGCCATCCATACATACCAGATACACGATTACCAGGAGGGCAACCGGCTGCGGGAGAAGTGGCACCGCAAGGTGGAGAGGTTGAAGGGCCAAGGTCTGGACTCCTTCGTTGCCCTGCACAAGGCTGGCCACATGCCCACCGCTCCGCTTGTAACTAGGGTGGTGCCCAATCCTCTCAGCCTTGAGCTTCGCATCGTCCTTGGCTACTTCTGGGAGATATACGGGGATAACCTGTACTTGGCCAGCCGCTACCGACAAGGGCTGGAGGGGGACTGCGACCCGCAAGCTAGGGAAGAGTTCGCGCAACGATGCGAGGTGGAGGCAGCAAATTGCCTCACCCATGCGCGTAACATCTGCTTCGACCTGTTCAGCCCTGCTTCCCCACATTCCCATATCCACGTTCACTCGGAGTATGGCTGCAACGACGATGACTGCCTGGCCTGGGCGTCCGGCTTTGAGGCAGCCAAGGAATCGGTGGGCGACTGGTATCAGCCGGAGCCCCCGTATTCAGTATAGGAGGTGCCTGTCATGACAGGACTAGAGATTGGCCTGGCCATGGCGCTGGGCCTAGTCGCCGTCTTTGGTGCCCTGGTCATCCTGGGTGCCTGCATTGAGCAGGAGGGCCTGGTCAAGAGCAGGGACATTGCCCTGGTTGAGCGGGACGATGCCAAGGCGAGCGCTGACTTCTGGCGTCGGTGCCTAGATAACCGCAGCCGCTTGTTCCGAGAGCTTGACCACAAGGTGGGAGCGGCCATCGTTCGCATCATCGGTGCCCACTCTGAGACCTGCGTCAAAGCGTCAGAGAAGAGGAGCGATCCCTCCACTTACTACGGCAAGGAGTACGACTTCAGGGCTGCCGGTATGCGCGAGGCTCTCAACATCCTGGAGCAGGAGACTGACCGGATTCGGGATGAGCGCCCGCCTGAGCCCCCGCATCGCCCGCCGACTGAGCCCTGCATCGTATGCGGGAAGCCTGCCTGTACCTACCGGTGGGGCCAGTGCACCACCTATTTCAGATTCCTCCTACCCGGTGATGAGCCTCGCACCACGGCCGTCACCAGGGAGCAGGACTTCGACCCGAACATTAGCACGGGCTGGCTACCGCTGTGCTCGACCGATGCCTTCATCCTGGACGACCACGGCAACGTGACCTGTCCGGCCAGGCTCAAGCACAAGGGACTGAGGCCATGCTAGGAGAGAGCCCGAAGTTGCACCGGCCACGGCCTGCTCACATGGTGCAGCCAGACAAGTGCTATCACGGCACTGACTTGGAGCATCGGGCACCCGTTCCTTGCGCTAGTGACCGTCACTGCCTGCACAAGCGGAGGATTTTCCGGCGGGTTGGTATCTTCAAGGAGACTTGGGAAGTCTCTTCTTGCTGCCGCTGCTCCGAGAACCGCCTGTATCTTCTGTCGAGGCTTCCTTCACTGGAACCTCTACTACTTCTCCCTCTATCACGGAAGGTTCGGGGAGGGCTTTATAACGGTCGGGAAAATACTCCAGCACTAGGTCACGGAGGGCAGGGCTGATAGCCATGCCACGCTCAAGCAGCGCCAGGCCAAGCCTAGCCTCGTATGGGATGACGGTGTGCATGGTCTCGACCAGCACCTTCTCCAGGCCCAGCACCTTGAGGTACTTGTCCACAATCCAGCGCTGTGTCTTGGTCAGTTCCTCACCGTCGAGCGCCTGCCGCACCAAGCTGAGAATGCCAGGGGCCAGGGCATCGAGCCCACCCTTGACTTGCTCGGTGATGGTACGAGGGAGGAGGGCCTGGTATGCGCCCTCGAAGTCGGGCTCGTCCCGCCAATGGATGAGGTCAACCATCTTACAGTTAGCCTCGTCCAGTGCCTCCCGGTCGCTGATGGTAAAGAGGCGGGCCTTGAGGAACCGGCGCTGGTCTCTGGTCAGGCCGTGCTCATCCCGTGGCTCCCGCTTGCTCATCTCCTCAAGCAGGTCGTCAATCAGTAGGTGTCCCGGTCTGTTTCTCATTTCAATGGGAGCATACCAGACCCCGGAACCACTGTCAAATGTCATCCTCCGGGGCTGGCCGGGGGGTAGAACCGGGCTCCAGCCGCAAAGATGTGGTTTGCTACGGGCTGGCGCTGAAGTGCGTTGGCCCAGATAGGAAGAGGCTCTGAGATGGACGAGAACGGGTCTGATAAGAAGGAACACTCGCTTGCGATCAGTCCAAAATCAGATGAGGGCTTAGCTTTCTTCAACTCTTACATGCCCCCCGTCGAGGTGCACACAGTGGATGGTGAGGTGCTGCTGGTGCCCTTCGCTGAGTTGGATGAGAAGCTGGCGACACTGAGGCAGACCTACAAGGAGAGGAGGAAACATGGTAACGGGCGAGATTCTTGAGATTAGCCTGGGCACGCCCATGACTCCGGACGGGCTCAGCGTCCTGTGTCGGAGGGTCTGGTCAGATGGGATGCTTGGCCCCATCAAGCTGTTCTACCTGACGCTGAGAAGCGGCAGCCCCTACTTTGACAGGGAGTGGCCACCATGCAGGCTGGGCCTGGTCATCGTTAGCGTGGCAGCGGCCGCTATCGAGGAGGAGTTGAATGACAAGTTCTGAGCTAGATTACTTCGAGGCCAGGCTGAGGGAGGCTGACCAGTTCAATCAGAACTTCTTTGCCAGCGAGATGCGCAAGTGTGAGCGGTGCCATCTCAAGGACATCAGGGGCGTGGTCTGCCCCGGCTTCTTCGTCTCCCTTCCTGTGGACATCCTCTTCGTGGGCATGAACCCAGGCATGGACGAGGATGACCCGGAGTATGGTGGCCGTCCCTTCGTGGGCCGGGCCGGGAAGAAGCTAATGGAGCTTGCTGATAGTATCAATCTCATCACTCCTGACACTATCATTGGCTTCACCAACATCATCCGGTGCCACACTCCGGACAACCGCCCGCCCACTGGCCAGGAAATCTCTGCCTGCTCGAAGTGGATGGAGACCGAGCTTGACATGGCAGAGCCCAAGGTGGTACTGTTATTGGGGAACACGGCCATCGGCCTTGCCTTCGAGGGCAAGATCGGCCAGGTGGCCGGAAGTGCGAGAGCTATGGGCAGCAGCGTCCACATTGCGTGTTACCATCCCGCTGCGATTCTGCACAAGCGGAGTCCTGCTATCCTGGACAGCATCGTGCAGTCCCTGAAGCTCGCAAAGGAAGTGCTCGATGCCGTACATTGATGATGAGAAGCGGGCAGCACTCGACCCTGCTATCCACCTGTTGGGCCTCGCTCTGCGAGCCAACTTTCCCACCGGCAAGGAGTTGGCTGGCCCCCTCAACTATGCCATCACCCGCCTTCTTCTGGAGACCCTACCGGAGGCGACCACCTACTCCCGTACTGCCCTGCTCATTGGCGTACTGGAGACACTCAAGCTGGAGTTCTACCGCCGGGTGGCTGTGCCCTACGAGGTGCGCAAGGCCGAGGAGAATGGCGACGTGTACGATTGCCCGCACGACCGAGAGGTGCCCTGCCTGGACAAGGGCGGCACCTTTACCATCTGTGCCGACTGTGGGCAGGAGGTCAACGATGGATCAGAGGGAGAATGAACTGGTCAGTGTGTATCTGAGTGGGCCTATCCGTGGCCAGAGCTACGCCGGTGCGACCGGCTGGCGGGAGACACTGACCGGGCTGCTAGTCCCGCACGGGTTCATAATCTATGATCCCATGCGTGGCAAGGAGTACCTGGCCCGCAAGAAGAAGATCACGGGCTCCTACGAGGAGCACCCCTTGTCCAGCCAGCGGGCTATCTGGATGCGCGACATGTGGGACGTGCGCCGGTGTGACATCATGGCTGTCTACCTGCTAGAGGCAGGCGACGTGGTGAGCATTGGCACCATGCTGGAGATCGGCGGTGCTGCCATCCTCAACAAGCCTATGGTAGGGTGCTGGGAGGATAACACTCCGCACGACCATCCCATGCTGCGCGAGGCCATCAGCGTCCGAGCCAAAGACCTTGACGAGTTGGCCGAGCTTATCATCGGGCTCAAGGGGGCTCAGCATGAGCAGACCCTGGATAGTTGACGAGGGTCAGCGTGACCCGAAGGAGCGTGACCACATGGGAGCAGGGAAGCATGACCGTCTCTGGTTCTCTATGTCGCCCACTGGCCAGTCAGTCCCTACCTCCGTGCCGGAGACGGTGCGGAAACTGTGCCAGCGGCTGACCGGCAAGGGCAAGGGCAGCTACATCTCTACCATCCTGCGTGATTGCACCGTGACGGTGGAGGTGCTCAGCTTTGACATGTTGTGGAAGTGGGAAGTGAAGAAGGGCGGTGAGGTCGTGGACTACGGTATCGCCAAGGCCACCCTCAGTGAGTACGGCTTCGACATCGCCCTGGAGAAGGAGGAAGGTTATGATCGGGACATATCATAGGATGCCGGGCAGCTTGCTCATCTTCAGCCCCCGGCCCGGTATTACCGTCACCGGAGCGTCCGGTGCCTGCGTCGAGTTCGAGACTCCACCCAACGAGGGACTGATCATCATGGTCACGCCCATCGATCCTCTCTGCGTGCTCGTCCTTCTGGACAACTGGCCCGACAACCCCGGCATCGCCATCCACCAGCACCCGCACCCTGCCCCCTTCGGTGCCGTGTGGGACTTGCAGCACAACCTGACGCCGCAAGCCATATCCGGGAATCCTACCCGCTTCCAGCCCGTCGAGGAGGTGGCGCTGGTAGGAGCCCCCAACGGGGCCGTGCTGCTTATCAACGACTGCGACCAACCCTCCTCGATCACGGACTACGTGCGCAGTCACCCAGCCTACGAGCCATTGCCACTCGCTGAGCAGGCATTCCGGGCCTACGCTACGGCCGCTCTGGAAGCTGGCGTTGCAGCCATCCCTATCCACTTTGGCATTGACAATATCGCCAACCTCTTCGGTGCCGGTGTCTCCTTTGCCCACCGCTACCCGACCATCGTCAAGTGGGCGCTCAGGCGGACGCAGTACCCCTATGTTGTCTGGGATGGCAGCCAGGGGTTCATGAAGGAGAAGCTAGACAACCTTGAGAGCGTCCTGACCGAGCACGCCGGAGAGTGGGAGGGCGTGCGCGTTGAGGGCGAGGAGGCGGCAGGGCTGGAGGCAGAGTTGCCGGACTTCCTCAAGGGTCAGCTTCACGACCTACTGCGCGACTTGAACCTGGGCGAGGGGGACGATGGCCCGGTATCTTGATGTCCCCCATAGGTGGAGACAGACCAGCGAGCCCGAACTGTCCACAGAGGGCACGTTCATTGTGCTCTCAGACGGGCGGGTCAAGACCCTCCTGCACCTGATTGAGCACGGTAGGCCGGGCGACGTGATGAGCGTGCACCCCGACCGTCTGGACTTTTGGTTGTGTCTGCCCGACTACGTGACGTTGCGCACCTACCCCGATGGCGAGGAGATTCGCAAGCGCCTGAGCCCGTGGGACTGGGCCTGCAAACTGCTTGGCGTTCCTTCCCAATACAGGAAGAAGAAGCCCAGCGAGCGGTCTAAGTTCCTCTATGCCTGGAATGGTGCCTTCGAGTTGGCCGTACAGGTCGGGACAGCTTATGAGAAGCGCAACGCCCGCCATGCTGCCACCACCGATGAGCCCATACCCTTGGACAAGATGAGGGCTGCCCCCCGCCTGGCCCTGGACACTGAGGTGGACGTTATCAAGAAGAACAAGCCCATGCCCACCCGCGATCCCATCCTGGGTGTGTCCATTGGGTGGGAGGACGGCGAGTGCTGGATACCGACCGAGCAGATCATCGATCCGCGCACCGGTGGCTGGACTAACCTGGCTCACCAGTTGGCCAGCATCCTCTACGATCCTGCCAAGACTCTTATCGGGCACCATGCCAAGTTCGACGAGATCGTCATGCACCGCCTGGGATTCCACGAGTTCAAGTTCGACCATGACACCATGCTCCTGTCCTACATGCACGGTGGCCGCTACCCGGCCGGTCTGAAGAAGCTCATCTATGCCCTGCGCAGACGCCCGGCGCAGGAGATTGGGCCACTCATCGACCGGTACGGTCGGGTCTCCAACATTCCCAAGGCTACCCTCATCCCTTACGCCAAGGCCGACGCTCGCAATACCTACGATGCCGACGAGGACTTGGAGAAGCTGCCCATTGACCCCATGTATGACGAGATCGAGATGCCCATCTCCCGCCTCCTCTGCTCAATGGAGGAGCAGGGTTGGCAGGTTGACAATAGCCGTCTCGACCAGGTAGAATCCGAACTAGAGAAAGCGATGGAGGCGGCAGCGGAGAAGCTCGCGCCCTACGGCATCACGTCTCCCACCAAGAACCAGGAGGTAGCTGCCTTCTTCATCGGGGAGGGATTCGACCTGCCCATGACGCAGATTGGCTACAGCGTGGACAAGGACGTGCTGCGTACTATCGATCATCCCGCTGTCGAGCATCTCCTGGACTACCGTGAGGCCCACAAGCGAGCCACCAACTGGGTGCGTGCCATGCGCCGGACTCAGGACGAGCGTGGCTACATCCATCCCAACTTCAGACAGGCCCCTGTCAGTGGGCGTCTGTCCTGCTCTAATCCCAACGTTCAGAACTACACCTACGACATTCGATCCTGCCTAGTGCCTGACCCCGGCCAGTGGCTGGTCGCAGCAGACATGTCCCAGTTCGAGATGCGTATCATGGCCAAGGCTTCGGGCGACCCCACCCTTATCCGGGAGTATCTGGATAACGTAGACGTGCACGCCCTTAACCAGGCAGCGCTCCATTTGCCCACCCGTCGTGCCGCCAAGGATACGATGTACGGCATCGGCTACGGTCTGGGTGAGGCGACGCTGGCTGCGAACCTGACCAAGAAGGGTGAGCCCACCACCATCCCGGAAGCCAGGGCCTTCATGAATTCCATCTACGGCAAGTACAACCGTCTCCGGCCCTGGAAGAAGGAGGAGCTTGCCCGCTTCCGGGCCAATGGCTGCATCGCCCTGACTATGGCTGGCCGTCCCCGCTGGCTGCCAGAGCTTCTCTTCGATGACGTTGAGCTTCGGGGCCATGCCGAGCGTGCGGCCGTCAACCACATCATTCAGGGCACAGCGGCCGACCTGATGAAGATCGGCATGCTTATCCTGGAGGAGTACCTGCCTCGACATGGTGCCCGCCAATTGGCTCAGGTTCATGACGAGTTTGTGATCAGCACGCCCAACCCCTTCGCTACTTGGGACGCGCTGATGGTAGTGATGGAAGAGTTTCAGCGCTGGCTCGACCCCGTGCCGGTGGGCATTGATGTGCTGGTTGGGCTACACTGGGGCTTCAAGTGAGGTGAGCTATGTGGACTGATTGCCGGAAGACCGGCGGCTGGCTGAGCGAGGACTTGGAGTGCGGGATCGACACCGACCCAATGTGTGACCACCACCGCCTGGTGAACGACCACCCGCTCGTCACGTTCCGGGCCAGGGGAGAGCCGGAACCCAGCATTGAGGAGTACCTGGACATGCTGTGCGGTGACCGCAACCACCGGCTCACCGTCCGGCACCTGTTCCTCTGCCTGCTGGTGTGCGTCCCGGTGTGCGCCACTGTGTGCATCATCCTGGACAAGCTGATCGGAGGCTGATATGGAAAGCTGCGACATGTGCAACGTTGACCTTGGCGGCACCTGCGACCACTGTGGGGCCAGGGTCTGCGAACAGTGCGTCCGCGTCTGTAATGAGTGCGGCGACACCTGCTGCTCCGGCTGCTACGACGACGAGAAGGACATGTGCCTCACCTGCGTCGAAGAGGGCCAGGAGCACGAGGAGGATGACGATGAATAGCGCAGACTTCATGAAGCTGCGACAGGTGCTGGACAACCAGTGCCTGGACATACTGGAAGACCGTGGCCCGAAGTACGCCGGGATCGGTGAGCAACGAGACCGCTTCGCCAACTTCAAGCTCATCGCTGAGTTGTTCACCAACTTCGGCGTGGACACGGCCACCCCGGAGGGCGTGCTGGCCGTCTACATGATGAAGCACGTCTTCTCCATCCTGTCCTACCTGGGCAACAATCGCAACGACGAGACCCGCAAGACCGTGCTCACCAGCAATATCCCGGATACCCGCAACTACCTCGACCTGCTCTATGCCCTCATCCGGGAAGGCATCTCTCTGGAGCGCTTCGCTCCCCAGCCGGAGAAGTAGCCAGTGGGGAACCCGCCCGACAAGCCCTCGTCCCGCGCCAAGCAGGTCGTCCACCATCCGGGCGCTATCAGTGACCCGTCCGAGATCGTGGTGCCACCTCCCCACATCCGGGAGGACGCTAACGAGCGCGGGTACATGGGCACCTTCCAGGACAGCAAGGAGGCGGCTGAGACCCAAACGCAGTACGTTCGCCTGCCGGTGGACATCATGCGCCTGGTGTACCAGATCGTCAACGATCCCCAGGAGGTGTACGGGGGCAATGCCGCTGCCTTCTTCCGGCACGCTGCCTACGAGCTTATCTACGCCCACTACGAGCGGCGGCTGGGGAAGCGCAACGCGCCTCAGATTGTCCAGTATCTGCGCCAGGTGGAGCTTGCCCGTGAGCACGCCTGGGAGATGCACGCCGTCCGTGGCCTGAAGGACTTCATCCGTGGCTTCACAATGTTCCTGGCCCAGGCCATCGAACACCGCAACAGTATGGACGTGCACCGCAAGCTGGACGGGCTCGCTACCCTCATGCAAAAGAGCAAGTCCGATACCTGGACAGCGGAGTTCAAGGGTCTGATCCGCCACGACTCAACGATCAGGGCCGCAGTCAACTTCCTGACCAGGGAATGGACGGACTCTGAGGATAGGTGGAAGCGCAAGCAGCAGGAGCGTTGGTCTGCCTGGCTGCAAGGACTAGAGGAGGTCTAGTGCTCAAGTACACTCCCAAGCAGCTAGGGTTCCCGTACCCCTCGTGGCACCCTGGCCAGGAGCAGGCTATGGAGTGGCTCCTGGACAACTACCAGGATACCCACGTCATGCTGCTCGACGCGCCTACCGCATCGGGCAAGTCGGCCATCGCCAAGGCTATCGAGCAATTGACCGGCGAGTGGGTGTATGATGCCACCTGGTCTCGCAAGCTCCAGAAGCAGTACACTGAGGAGTTCCACGTGCCGAACATCATGGGCCGGGGCAACTTCGAGTGCAAGCCCGGCGCTGAACACGGTGCTGAGTTCTGCGACCTGCGCTTCTGTGACGACGACGACCCGGCCAGGGGCTACCCTGGCGAGCTTGCTCCCCACTGTCCCTTCATTCAGCAATTCAACGCCGGGACTGCGGCCCCCTTCGCCGTGCTCAACTACCTTGTGCTGTTCAACTACCTGGGCCATCCCAAGCGGCCCCTGCCCCGACGCGAGTGGCTCGTGTGCGACGAGGGGCACATGCTGGAGGACGCCATTGGCCAGTACGTTGACGTGTATCTCGACCGGGTGTGGTTCGAGAAGATCGGATTCCCTGTCGAGCTACCCATAGACGGGAAGGTCAAGGCCAACATCCTTGACTGGTCTGAGGCGGCTGGCGAAGTGGAGACCATGCGTGAGGACAAGAAGACGCAACTGGCCTGGAACGAAGCTAAGCGGATGGCTGCCCAGGCTGCCAACAAGATCGCCAAGGGGTTCATCGTTGACGACGATGGCCTGGTCATCTCCATCCGGTGCCTCTGGCCGCTGGAGCAAGCGCGTGAACTGTTCATTGACTTCTTCCCCCACGTGCTCGTCATGTCTGCCACCATCGGGGACATGGACGCCCTGGCCCGTGCGATGGGCCTGCCGAAGGATAGCTACAAGAAGCTGTCCGTCCCGTCCTGCATTCCCGTGGGCCAGCGTCCCATCTACATCGAGCCCATCTCCAGCCTCAGCTATAATGCCGAGCCCGTTGACTACGAACGCATGGCGGATGCTATAATAGATTGGGCACAGAACCAGTTCCCCAGCGAGAAGGGCCTTGTTCATGTGTCCTCGTACATGATGGCGAAGCGGCTGGGCAGGCTGCTCGCCACTAGGGGCCTGGGTAACCGGGTGGTCATCCAGGACAGACGTGACCCGAAGATACAGGAGTATTGGGAGCGGACAAGTGGCACCATCCTCTGTTCACCAGTGGCCGGTCTCGGCCTTGATCTCCCCTATCTCTTCGGCTGGCAAGTCATTGCCAAGCTCGCCTACCCTTCCCTATCTGACAAGATTGTGCGTATGCGCAAGGACATCGACATCAATTGGTATCTCCGGCAGACGGCCAACAAGACCGTGCAGATGGCTGGGCGTGTTTGCCGGACACCTACAGACGAGGGGATCACGATCATCGCTGACTCCTCGTTCAAGAACAATGTCTGGAGGCGAGCCCGGAACAGCTTTCCGGGCTGGTTTGCAGAAGCGTTAAGGTGGCCACAGTAGCGCAAGGAGGTGTATCACTATGCCGCTACGGTTCAACACAAGGAAGGCTGCTGAAGAGGGTGATGAGTTCAGCTACATCGCCCGCGTGCAGACCTTCCAAGAGGTAGACCTGACGCCGGACGAGCGGGCTGATTATGGTGCCAAGGAGGGCACCGACCAGTTCCAGCTTCTCATCTCTCTGGAGGGCGTCAGCGTCGAGTGGGTTGGGGACGAAGGCAACCTTCGCACCTTCTGGGCGAAGCGCACCCAGCCCGATGGCCAATCCAAGAAGGGCCGGAACAACAAGTCGTACCAGATACTCCAGTACCTGATTGCCCCGACTGACCCTGACGACGCAGAGGCGGAGGGCTTCGTGGACAAGGCCGGTAATCCTATCACCGGTCTGGGCTACGACGACGACGCCCCCGACTTCCCTCAGTGCCTTGAGGGGAAGATCGTCAAGGTAGCTCACCGTTGGGTGACGTTCGGGCGCGACCCGGAGACCAAGGAGCCCATGCGCTCCATGATCCCGGCGATCCTGGAGATACTGGACGACGACTACGTGCACGAGGGCCAGGTGCCGAAGATCACCTACAAGGGTCGGCGCACTTCTTCCCGCGAGGAGGGGGAGCCTACCGGCGGTACGGGTGAGGCCAAGGCACCGGAAGAGGTCGAGGCTGCCGATCCGGAGGAGTTCTTCGCGGCTATCGATGGCAAGCAGCTTCATCTCCAGTCCCTGCACGAGGCCGTCAAGGACAACCCCGGTCTTCAGGTGGAGCCCTACCGCACACTCTACGCTTCCAAGGCCGGGCGCAAGGCCCTCGTCGATTCCGGCTGCATCAGTGTGGATGACAGCACCCCGCCGGTCATCACGGTCGAGGAGGCCCTTGACCTTGAGGCCCTAGAGGAGCTTGCTGACTCCGCACGGAAGGCCAAGAAGTAGCTTCGGCTCTAGGTTGGTAGGGGCAGGCCGGTCATAGGCGTTTGGCGGAAGGCTGACCTGCCCCACCTGGAGTGCAGCTAGGAGGCTATAAGGAGGTGTATCACTATGCCGCTACGGTTCAACACCATGAAAGATATACTGGAACGCTGGCTGAAGGAGGTCGGGCTACGCAGTGCCCAGTTCCGCTTTTCCCAACAGGGGGAGATTGACAGCCAGTTCGTCACGATCTGCACCCCGGCGCACACGTACCGCCTGCACTTCAGTGATCGCTATCTGGGCGCTCAGGCCACGTGCCGCCGTGTCCGGGCTGGCGAAGACTGGCTACGCGGGAATGACCTGCCGGACGGCCCGTTCTGTCGGGACACGTTCGACCGGATCATGCTGGCTATCGTCGTCTATGAGGCCGTGGAACTGGAGCCGGTGCACAGCTACACCGCCGAGAGCGGGGTGTGACCCACGATGGATATTGACGGAGAGTTCCTGACCAAGCTGCGTGACGCCATGCTGGATGCTGTGGTGCGGACTCCGATGTACCCCTGGCCAGGGCCACCGCCAGGGATGGAGGCCAAACCGTCTAGCTCCTACATGGGCGAGCACGCCTGCATGCGCCGGGTCTACCTGGAGCTTATGGCCCGGCTACACCCGGATGACTTCGAAGTTCTACAGCGCCCCGGTGACCAACAGGTTCCGGCGCAGCGGGGGTGGGCTCTGGAGAACACCCTGCGCTATTGGCTTGGGATGGCCCAGATGCCTGAGTGCCAGATCAGCATCCGGCACTTTGATGGCGCTGTCCTTGGCCCTGGCGCTCGTTACTTCGGGCACCCGGACGACTGGGTACAGTTCACCCCGCCTGCTGGTGAGCCTGTGCGGTTCCTGCTGGAGTACAAGCACCAGCGGGTCATGGCCTACAGTCAGTTCCTGAAACAGGGCGTCCTTGGGGCCGAGCCGTTGTACTACGCTCAGGCCCAGTCCATGCTTGCGGCCGACGAGGTAAAGAAGCTGGGCATCAACGCCTGCCTCTTCATCATCACGCCGTTCGACGTGTCTGCGGCCAAGGGCAACATCACAATGGGCAAGCGTCGCAAGGATTACGCCGGTGAGCTAGAGCCGGACTTCCGCACAGTGCCTGACTGCTCCGGCGTACACCCGGTCTTCTACCTGGAGCTTATCCCGGCCATGCCATCCTTCCAGCGCGGGCTCCTGGCCTGGGCCAAGAAGATCGATGGCTATGTGGAGTCACAGACCTGTCCGCCCCGTAAGTACGAGGTCGGCAAGGACTGGCAGTGCGACTACTGCGACCTGCGGTACGCCTGCGAGCAGGCTGGCCCGTGTCTTGGTGGGTGTGAGCATGCGTTCTGCGCCTCTCAGTACCGGATGAGCGAGGGTGAGCCTTGGGAGTCTGTGGGCACGGAGGAGGATGACGATGACTGAGGCTAAGCTGTCCGATCTGTGGCTGCCAGCCGAGTCCGTGCTGGCCCCTACCCGATGGAGTGTCGGACTATGGGGGCCTGCGGGCGGCGGGAAGTCACACGTCATCGTCAACTCCTGCCCCGGCCCGGTCTTTATCGCCAACTTCGACCGCGACGTTTCCGCCCTGGTCAAGAAGTCCGGGCGCAAGGACATCTACATCGCCAACCTGCACACGGCTGGCCTAGTGCTGACTGACAAGCGGGCTGAGCAACTGATCGAGCGATTCCAGAAGGCGCTGGAGGAGGTCACCACAATGACCGAGGGCACGTTTGCCCTCGACGGTGGCTCTGCCTTCCACCACATCCTGGAGCAACTAGAGTTGTCCCGGCTCAATGCCAGTCAGCGAAAGCGTGCCGCCAAGGGCAAGGATGCCGAGACCTACGAGAAGCTCCCGGCCCTGTACCGTGGTGGCATCAACGCTCAGATCAACGCCATGCTCGCCTCCATCTCCAACTCTCCCGTCAACTTTGTCATCACCCACCAGCAGCGGGAGATATGGGATCAGACCGGCAAGCCCACCGGGGAGTTCGAGCCCCGTGAGAACACTCAGGTCGCCTACGGTGTGGACATGGAAGTCCGCATCTTCTCGGCCTGGACATCTGCCAAGCGCGACCCCAAGACGAAGAAGGAGATACCGAAGATGCTGGAGCACTACGGCCGGGTGACCATGTGCAAGCATGACGAGAGCGTCATCGACACCAAGATCAAGAACCCGACCTGGGAGTACCTGGTCGGGCTCATGGAGTTGGACTAGGAGGCAGCGGCATGGAGGTTCATGGGGGGCTCCCAGTCCTCGCCAAGGTCGTTCCTTCCGCCTTGGCTGCTCTGCTTGGTGCTGCGAATGCCTCGCCCACATTCGTCGTACCCTACCTCGTCGCCGTCGTCACCTCCATTGCCGTCACGCTCCTCCTGTTCGGGAACCCCCCGCCACTGGAATCATCATGAGCAAGATTATCGATACCATCTATGCCGCTCGAAGCGAGCCCCAGCGCCTGAAAGAGGAGGCTGCTGAAGAGGCCGACCTTCTCGTTGACGACACTGACGAGATCGATTGGCAGTTCTTCGGCAACGGGCGCGGGGCTCTCTTCGAGAGGAAGACCGCCCAGGACTTGATCAATTCATTCCTGGAAGCGAACGAGGCCACCGGCGAGCCCCGTGTAGTTGCCCAGCTCCGCCGGTTAGAGAAGACCCGCTACGTTCTCCACTGGAATCCGGAGAAGCACGGCTACGACTACATGCCTCTCCTGCCCGTGCTCCTCGTAGAGGGGCACATCTACAATCGGAGGGGCTACGCCTACGCTGACGGGGCCAAGCGCAACATCCCCTTCAATGCCGTGGACAACTTCCTCCTCCTTGTCCAGCGCTGGGGCATCCTCGTGGCCCGGTCTGCCTCCCTCAACCACACGATGGCTCGCATGGTGTCCATCGCTGAGAGTTGGCTGAACACCGGCGACAAGGCTCCCATCATCATGCTGCCCAAGGCCCCGGTGCCGCAGCTTCGCACCCTGATGACCCTGCCCCGGATCGGGTACAAGAGCGCGAAGAAGGCCCTGACTCCGTTCCGAGTAGATGACCACATGGAGCACCCGACGTTGCGCGACGTGCTCCACGACCTGGTGCACGGCAATCCTACCGTCTTCGGCCCCGCTGCTGACAAGCGCATACAGGAGTACCTCAATGGCCCTATCTCTTCTCAGAAGGAGGGAGAGTAATGGCGAAGCGTCAGAAGCGTCAGCCACCGATCAAGCCACAGCCAGCGCTCACACCGGCGCAGGAAGTTGGCAGACTCCTGGCATTGGTGCGGCCATCGCTTGAGACCATCCTGCTGATGATCGCGCAGGGACGGCCCGGTGCAGCCCTGGAGGTTACCTTCATGTACGGCTGCGCCCAAGGTATCCGCCTCGCTCGCCAGGACATGCGCACCGCCAAGAGGATCGAGCAGGGTGTGGACAACATCCTTGGTGAAGGGCAGGTAGAAGTGGACGTGAAGGGCAAGACTATGGAGGAGGCCCAGAAGGAGATCAAGGAGGTTGCGGCTAAGGGGCAACGGCCTGCTATCTGGACACCGGGGGGAGAGGTCTGATGGAAGATCAGCACGGTGTCACCCTGCCAGTGGTTTACTACACCAGGCGCTGGCCTGCCCCAGATAAGACCACCAAGAAGGTTGCCAAAGTATTCCAGGATGAGCATGGGCGTGTGGTTATCTTCAAGGATGTCTACCCAGAAGACCCCCTCTTTAAAGAAGATCGCGCTGTCGGATTTGACGTGCGCGTGACTGATCGTATCGAGGTGCACCGCTTCCTCATCTACATCTGGGAGACCCGCAACTATGCCTACGTCGATTGGCCACCCCAGAACCCCCACAAGTGTGACCAGGGAGAAGGCGAGCAGTGGCGCATCCCGCTCCGTCAGTTCACGGTGCAGGGCATCAGCGCCTACACCCAGAGGCAGCTAGAACACTGGGTGCACCAGGAGGTGAGCCTGGATGTTGCACAAGGTTGAAGACCCGCTGGGCCAGACCTGGTATGTTGGCAAGGGCGACCCCGCCCACGAAGCTGTCCAGAAGCTCCGGGCGCAGCACTACACTTGGATCGTCCTGCCAAGAGAGATCATCATGGGCACCACTCTCGGCATTGGCACCGGCCCTGGTGGTCGTATCTCTTGTCGGCGGGCCTTGAAAGCTGCCCGCCAGATGGGGTACAATAGTGAGGGAGGCAGACGACATCTGCGCCTAGCTGAGTGCCTCCGCCTCTTGGGAGGATGACATGGAACTTGTTGACAGCCTGGTAAAGACCCGCCTCTCGACCACTCTGCCCCTGCGCGAAGTCCTCATCATGCCCATCGGGGACATCCACGAGGACAGCACCGGTGCCGCCGACCTGGAGAAGCTACGCCGACACGTCGAGTGGGGCATGGAGCGCGACGCCTACTTCCTGGGCATGGCTGACTACGTTGACCTGGCATCCCCCAGCAATCGCCAGACCCTGACCGGTGCCAAGGTCTACGACTCCGTGCGGGATGCACTCGATGACCAGGCCCGCGCTGCTGCCAACCGGGTGTACCACGTGCTGGAGCCCACGAAGGGTCACTGGCTGGGCATGCTCAGTGGCCACCACTACTGGGAGTTCCAGGACGGAGACACAACCGACACCTGGCTGGCCCGGAAGCTGGAGGCTCCCTACCTTGGGGACTCCGCCTTCATCCGTTGCATCTTCCAAGGCCAGAAAAGTCGGGCTCACTTTACCATCTTCTGCCACCACGGTGTGGGCTCCGGGCTCACCCTGGCCGCTCCCCTCAACCGGCTGGAGCGGGTGGTGGAATACTTCGATGCTGACATCTACCTGATCGGTCACCAGCACAAGCTCGTAGGCGCTCCGATGGACAGGCTGTACGTGAACTGGAACACTGACCCGCCCCAGATCGAGCACAAGACAATCATCGTGGCCTGCACTGGTGGCTGGCTACGTGGCTACCGTGAGCGTCACCGACGTGGTGGCCGTGCCCAGGGCACCTATGTGGAGAAGAAGCTGCTCTCGCCTACGGCCCTGGGTGGGGTAGTCATCTCGGCCCGGCCAACGGTCAAGCACTACGAGACGAGCGCTGGCAAGCGGGCCTCGTTGTACGGAGTAGACCTGAACATCTCGCTGTAAGGAGGCGACATCATGGGTGGAGGCAGCGGAGCCCCCATATTCCTCACTGGCCCGGAACAACGGGCGCTCATTATCACGCAGGAGGAAGCCTGGCTTCTGAATGATCGGGTGCGTGACATCATCACCGAGTCCTTCAAGGACGTGCCCTACGATCCAGAGGACGGCGATACCGTCATCAGGCACTTGACTGACTGTCGCCCCCTGGCCCTCCAGATCGTCCGTGCTCTCCGGGACTTGCAATCTATGTCCGAGACGAGTATCATCGTGAGTGAAGAAGAGTGCTGGTTCCTGGAGCGCCGGTTCCGCCACAACGACCGCGAGCCCGCAGCCAGGACGCTGCTCCTGAAGCTGCACGAGCTTATACTGTTCTTTCACCCGGAGCTTGAACCGCCGCTCCCCGACCCGGAGCTTGAACCGGAGGTAGAGGCCAATGCCGACAGAACCTACAGAGACGCCATCCAGAGCGCCAACGAGGACGCCAACCCCGACGAGGACGCCGGGGCCGAGCCGGGCACCGGAGACGGGGCCTGAGCCCTACTTGCCGAGCAGGACATGTCCACAGCAGAAGGGCGACGGCGTTCGAAGGGTTATCCCTACCCTGCCATAGAGATACCACTGCGAAGGCGTCTGACCGTCGCTGAGGTAACGATCAATGCTGCCCTCGACCATGTGCTGCAAGTGCCCACCATCAGGGTTCCCGTGCCCAGGGGGTGGGAGCTTGAGGAACTGCTGGAGCAGCATGGCGCATACGTCGAGGTCAACGACGAGAGAGGTCACTACATGTACTGGGTAGGCCCGGAGAACTTTGAGGGCATGAGCGACACCGACCTGCTGTCCTGGCTGGAGGCAATCGAGGCCACTTACGGCGAGGAGGTTGCTATCGAGCTTGGCCAGATGGCGGGCCTGTCTCAGCGCCTGGAGGCCAGCGGCATCAACCCGGAGTACGCCGCCAAGATACGAGACCACGTGTCCAAGAGCCACGTCCGCGTCCAGGCCAAGAACATGATTCAGGACATAGGCGAGATCATCGGGTACGCCGCTGACAAGCTCGTCCTTGGCACCCTGGAACCGGTCACCCACTGCCTGGGCAAGCCAGTCAAGGTTCCCCACATGGAGCCCGACCTGGTATGGAAGATGGCCACCGCCTTCTGGCATGAGATCGTGCATCGGGGGATGGAGATTGGCAAGAAGGAGTCCTTCTGGGTCAAGGGCATCGGTGAGTTCTCCTACGACGAGGTTCTCCTGTTCGCGCAACACATCTGGGAGGCGTTCTTGCGGGTCACCCGGCTGGACTTCACCGTCCCGGCCGAGAGCGCGGCCATCAAGTTCTGGTTGGGGTTGAGCGACAAGTGGTCAGACCGGGAGCACGCGCCGGACATCGGCCGTCTCAGCCCGGAGGACAAGAAGGATCGGCTCCACCACTATATCGGCTACGGTGGCCCCAGCCGCGCACTCATGGAAGAGATGGGGATAGACCTGGATGCTTATGCTTCTTGAGCCCTACGCCGACTACATCCTGTCTGTCTGCCACACCGTAATCTGCCTTGGTATCATCCCGACAATCTGGACTGGTCGCAGGGAGCAACACATTCCTTACGCCACCAGCTTGACATTCATCATCGTGCTATCAGTCCTGGGCCTCGCTCTGCTATCTCAGGGCCTGGTCTTCGGAGCCGCCACGGACATGCTGGGCGCTGGCCTCTGGTGTGTCGTGGCAGGAGAGAGAAGATTGTGGCAACGAAGAGAAAGAAGAAGCGCCAGCCGTCGCACAAGGCTCTCCTAGCTAGGGCAGTCAGGCGAGCCCTGACCAAGTACCACAACCTGTACCGGCTCCCGAACTGGCCGGTCTACTATCGGGCCGTCCAGTCCATCAAGCGGGCATGGGACGGGGCCGATTGCGCCGCCGGGATGGACATCGAGCACCATTCTTGCGAAGTCTGCCTGGACTACCGGGAAGACCTGAAGCTGGAGGAGGTTGACCTGATTATCGCCCACGAGTTCGCCCACTGGCTGACCAACGACCTTGACATCTTTCTGAAGTCAATGCTCTCGAAGAGGCAGTACCTTCATGCCAAGGAATTGCTGGAGACCGTGGTCGAGGCCATCGCCATCGCCGTGACCAAGCCTGAGCGGTCTCAGCCGAAGACGCTGATCCGCCTGACAGTGGAGGAGAAAGGTGGCAACGGTTGAACATGGCCTGACCCTTACCGGCGTGGCGGAGGTTCGCCTGATAGAGGAGTTCGCCAAGTGGCTACGGGCCAGGAGAGCAGCGCACGTGCGCAGCGACAACGGCGTGCAGCGCTACAGCAAGCACGTGAGCGACCAGTCGTTCAGGATCGAGGTTGGCGAGGGTGCCGAGAAACGCGCGTGGTAACTGGCAGTGCCCCCGGTGCCGGATGAAGACCCCCAACAAGCACAAGAAGTGCGACCATTGCGGGCGGTCTCGCCGGGCCGATGTGGGCTCTAGCTACCTGGGCCGTCATGCCCTGGCCGAGATGGGAATCATTCTGCCCAAGGGACAGGTAGTCCCGGTAGGCTTTATCAAAGTGAAGCGAGTGAAGAATGCGCTCGACGCCGCGAAGGAGGAGAAGAAGTCATGAAGTCACCAGCGTGGATATGGCAGTTCAACACCTGCTATCCCCCGGCGGGTAGCTCGTTCACCCACCAGGGTGCAAGCATCCCGCTCATTGGCCCGAACGACCTGGAGGCCCCAATATGCGACGCATACGTGAAGTCCCACGACGGGCTGTACTGGATGTCCGGGCTCTACAGCCACCCCTTGGCCCCGAACAGCGAACGCCTTGCCAAACTACGCCAGATATACTACGACCAGGGCATCGAGCTTACTCCGTGGTGCGTGCCCAAGGGCCACTGGCCGGTCGAAGAGGCGCTGATCGCCAACCGTGTCCTGGAAGTCACCAACCGCCTGATCCTGGACATTGAGCCTTACGCCTACTTCTGGACGGCCCCCTTCGAAAACCTGCATGCGTACATGCAGCGCATCCGGCAGGCCCATCCCAATGCCTGGATAGGGCTCAGCTTCGATCCCAGGTACGGCAACTACCACGGCGTGCAGGTGGACAAGTACCGGGACATCCACTTCGAGGAGTGGATTCCCTACGTGGACGCCCTGCTTCCGCAAGACTACTGGGAGACCTTCCAGGTCAACCCGGAGTGGGAGATTGATCACACCACTGCCCGCATCGCTGACTATGGCCTGGAGATCATCCATGCCATCCCCGGACACGCCTCGTCCGACAGCTTCCGCCGGGCCGTGGAGACCATTCTGCGCTACGGGAACCGGTTCTCGATCTGGCGGCGCGGCACATACGCAACCTACAATGCCGAGTATGTCGACAGCATCCAGACTGCCCCTACTCCCCCCCCACCCGACTGCTCGGCGCTGGAGGCTGAGGTGGCCCGGCTCATCGGGGAGACCGCTACGCTCAAGGCGACCCTCCAACAGACCGGGGATGAGTCGCTGCGTCGCCTGTCCCGCATTCGTCAGTACGAGAACAAGCTGAAGGCTGGCGCTCAGGCCATGCGAAACACGGCCAACGCGCTAGAGGTGGATATTCCCTATGTCTCCGGCAGTTAACGTCCTGAACGTAGACCTGTCGCTGCTGCTCCAGATGATCGGGGAGCGAGAGGTACAGATTGCCCTATTGCAGCAGCAGGTGGCTGGGCTGACGAAGCAGGTGGAGACCATGAGCAAGATCAGGGCTGGCCGGACTAAACAGCGTAAAGAGGAATCTTGTAGTCCACCCCATTCAACTCCACCCGAATAGAGGCATCCGAGTCAATTGTCGAGGTGGCGATGGCCCCTTCGTCCTGGCCGTCGAAGTCGATGAAGGGCTCGTCAACGTCATCCTGCACAAGGTTGAGGCAGGCCCCCACACCGGTAGCGCTATCCTGGTGAACCTTCATCACCGGGTTCGTGGCGCTTGCGACATTCCTCGTCACGCGCATCCCGATGTAGTTCCCGTTGGGATCAAACTCGCCCGTGCCCCGGTCGGCCCTGACCATGTAGGTCAGGCCGGAGTAGTTCCCGGAGTACCCACGCACGATGGCCCCATTGATGATCTCTTGCCAGGCCGGGGTCTGGCCCATGTTCCAGTTGAAGTATTTCACCCCTGTGCTTGCCTTGAAGAGGAGCATCTGCTCACCAGCATCGGCCGCGCCGCTGATCTGGGCAACCTGCTGAGCCCAGTTCCCGGCGAAGAAGCGGAAGTGGGTGGCATTGATCAGGTCAAGCGCCGGGATCGCGGTGCTGAAGTTCAGCTTGTCAGTCCCGGCCAGGTTGCGGATCACGAAGGTCTCGCCGTCAGCCACCTTGGGAGACAACTTCAGCGGGCCGTCAGGGGTCAAGAAGTTGTTGACCACCCGGCTGCTGTTGCCTACCAGGGAGTACGGAGTCGTGACACTGTTTTGGGTGTTGCAGTTGGTGTAGTTGTTCCAGATACCGGAGCCGCCGGTCTCCTCAAAGCCCACGTCGCAGAAGTGGGGCTGGACGTGGAAGACGAAGGTGCCGGACACGTTGTCGATCTTGATCCCGCTCACCGCAGCCACGTTGTTAGCGTAGTTGCCATCCACCTGGAGGTCGCGGATGCTACAGTCGGCCGCTGTGACGTTGATGATGGCAGCCAGTTCCGCACCGTTGATCTGCTTGATGATGGTCACACCATCTCCGGAGCCGATCAAGTCCTTGCCCCAATCAGAGACGACAACCATCCCGTCGATGTTGTAGGTGCCAGGCATGAGAAGTACGCGCACGCGGGAGGCTGAGTTGAGGGCCAGGTTGATCTCCTCCTGGTCGCTGGTGCCGTCGCACACGTAGTCGGCCCACGCCTTGGCCTGGGTAGTGGAGTTGTCAGCGGCCACGATCTTGTCGAAGAAGCGCTGCGGGGCTCCACCAGCACCGGACGGATAGTTGGCATCGATGACGTTGCCGTTCACGTTGTTGAGTAGGTTGGTCAGGTCATCGTGGTCGCGGACAGAGTTGCCCACGATGACGGTGTAGCTTGTGGTAGTGTGACCGTAGATGCCGTAGGTGGTGGCAGCACCGGCCTTGCCACGCAGGACGTTGCTGGTCACGGAGCCATAGTCCCACCCGCCGATGTAAACGGAGTGGGTGTCCCCGCCGTTCTTGACGATGTTGCCGTCGATGACGAAGTGCTCACCACCGCCAGAGATGGGCGTCTCCAGTTGGATACCATAGGACTCGAAACCGGCGATCCGACAGTCCACGATCTGGATGTCGTTGCAATACCCGGCCACCGCGATGCCCACTCTCGGAGTAGACTGACCGCTGTTGCAGGAGAGGCGACAGTCACTGATCTCGATGCCAAGGCCGATGCCATCACAGTCAATCCCGACACCATCCTGCACATCCAGGATACAGCCGTCGATGGTTACTTCGGTGGTGCCCCCGATCAGGATTCCCTTGGTAGCGACACCAGTGGCCACAATCCGGCAGTTGCTCAACTGTACGTCGTTCGCGGCTCCTATCCGGAGGGCATAGGTACTTCCACCACCGAAGCGGCAGTTGCTGATCCTGGCCCCAGTGATGGCCGAAACGCCACTGATGTAGAGGCCCGTCCCCGCGCAATAGAATTTGCAGCCATCCACCAGGAGATCAGTTACCTCTAGCTGACCGGCCTGGATCACGGTGGACTCCATCACAATGTCGCGCAGGGTAAACTTACTGGCACCATTAGAGTCACTCATATCAATACCCATAGCGCCAGAGACCATGCGCAAGTCCAGGAAGTCGAACTGGGTGGGAATGCCACCGGCCACCGAGTCAATGTAGATAAGGGTCTGGGAGCCAGCGTGATCAACCGTCATGTGCTCCATGCGGAACCGCGTGACCCCGCCCGTGCCAACAGCATTTATCGTCACAGTGGGGCTAGCAGCCGTACCCTGGAGCAGGACTTCGCCTCGGCCTGCTCCCACGAGCCACAAGTCGGCAGTCTTGCCAGCAATGGTCAGGTTCTCCTGGTACGTCCCGGAGCATATCCAGACCAGACCACCGGTGATGCCCAGTGAGTTGATCGCGGCCTGGATGGTTGTGTGCGTCCCTATCCCAGGCGTGGGGTGCACGAAGGCGGCGTAGCACATCTTGCCACCACCGCCCATGCCGGAGGGAACCATGACCTGGATACGGATGTCGTCGCGGGTGATCCTGGGCCGAGCGTAGTACATGCCAGGGGCCAGGCCCGTGAAGGTGGCGGTGCCTGAGTCGTCCGTGGTCTCCACCCCGGCAACGTGCTGGATAGGGTCGCGGGCAGAGGTGGTGAACAGGTTGACATCAATAGCCTCGACTTCCACCCCGATCAGGGGGTTGCCGTGCTTGTCGGTCACGTTGCACTTGAAGACGAAGTTGCTCATTAGGAGCCGCCCTCGTGCAGGCTGCGCACCTGCTCACCATTCCAGGCATGGCTCAGCACCCAGTTCCGGCGCTGTAGCACATCCTGGGCAAAGATGTCGATCACGATGTACCCGACAGCGGCCAGGTTCATCTTCTGCATGATGTCGGACGCTTCCTTAGCGGGATTCCCGATATGGAAGAACTCGCCCTGGACACGCCAGGCCATCCGCTGAGAGGGAAAGTCGAAGTCTACCACGGCACCACCGTAAAGCTGGCGACCGCCCATGCGGGAGGACTGGAAGATGAAGTCGTCCATCGGTTCCAGGCCCTTCTTGACCAGCCAGTCGAAGACAAGGAACTCAGGAAAGGTGCCGCTCCATTGGGCCTCCCAGCGCAGGTAACGGCGCACAATGTCCGGCGGCTGTGGCGGCTCTTGTACGGGCGGCTCTGGCAGCACGGGCACCTTGCGCTGGACTTCTACCCCGCGCACGCGGCGGGGAGAAATCCCGGTCAGGCTGGAGGCTCCACCGTCGAATGTGCTCATTACCAGTCCACCGGCTCCATGACCTGGACAGCCACGCGGCCCCGGCGACGGCTGGAGACGATCTCCTGCTCCGAGGTAGGCATGGATACCAGGTCAACCTTGGTCGCGGTCACGTCGGCGTAGGAGAAGGCGACCAGGCGCTTCGTGTTCCACAGTACCCTCAACTGGGCGTACAGGGTCTCGAAGTTGGCCACGACCCCCTCGTCGATGTTGCGGGACACGTCCACTGTGAACAGGTAGCTCATGCGCAGGCCAGGCTTCTTGCGAAAGACGAAGGTCATGGGCAGTGGCTGTGGGGTGCTGGTATCGTCACCGGTGTCTCCGTACAGGGTGAAACGGAACTTGATCGTGGTGAACTCCTGACCCTCGACGACCGTACCAGCGACAGCGCCGGTGGCGTTGTGCTTGAAGTTGAAGTGCGTCTGCGTCCCGTTGAAGGTGCCCAGGGTGTACCAGGTACTGTCGTCGCCATCGACCGCGTACTGCACCTTGCAGGAGGTGTTGGTGTCGAAGTCCCCAGCGCACCACATTTGGAAGGCGGCTCCCACAAGCTCGCGGAACCCGCCGTCCAGCCAGGGTGTCTCCAGCTTGTAGCCCCCAGCATCGTTCTCGAAGTGGCCGGTGCCCACCAGGGGGTTGTCGGAGCCCTCGTTGAAGTCAATGGAGAAAGCGGTGGGAGTCTGAGAGAACTGCCAGATGCGCTTCTGGGGAGCAGCCAGGCCCCAGTTGCTGTGACTCTTGTCAGTGACCAGGAGCCCGGCGGGGACTCCGGTCTGCCTCTTTCCGATGGGATGCCAGGTGGCTCCCCGGTACTCCCAAATCCACATGTAGGTTCCATCCGTGATCTGGGCATAGAGGTAGCCACCGATGTCGCCCCAGAGGGCATCGACGTACCAAGCCTCACCGTCGAGGAAGCCCTGGTCGCGCACGATGTCGATGGGACGGACGACTCCGGGATCGCCGGGCACGTAGTGGACGATGTGGAGCCCGTCAGTGAGCACCAGACCGTCCTGCCACACGCACCCTGCCCGGATGTCAGAGATGTCCAAAGGGACGGGATAATACCTGCGTGCGTAGAAGTCGAGCACGTACAGCTTGTTGGCCATGTAGTAGGGAGCAAGTTCACCCCACGGTGAACGGGCCGGGCCAATGAACCTCCCGATGGTAGAGTTGGGGAGTCGCCAGATGGGATCGGGCTGAGCCCCGCCGGAGTCCTTGACCAAGGTGTCACCGTCCAGCGAAACGTAAACGTGGCCAGGGCGTACCCAGATACCGGCAGCAATCTCGAAGGTGGCATTGGCCAGAACGAGCAGCTTGTTGTCATACTCCATGAGCGTTCTGGCCGGGAAGCTCTCGGTGAGCGCAGTCCATGTGCCTCCGCCCCCAGACGGGGTAAAATGGCCCAGGCCATTGTTGCCGGGAGCGGCCGTGGTATCCAGGTTGCAGACGAATAGGCGAGGTACGCCAGACTGCCCCAGCGTTCCCTCGACTGGCTGGTACTGATCCATGTCCTGGAGCTTTTGCCCGCTTGCGGGCTCGCCCTCGTCTACCCAGGCGGAGCCATCGGCGGCTGCTGAGTAAAGGTGGGTGCCAGATAGGAAGACAATGCGAACGGCTGCACCCATTACCTCGTAGTGCATGGCTGTGCGCCGCCTACGGGCGAAGACGTTGCCAGCGCCGCCCGCGATGCCAGTACCGGCCGTAGCCTTGAGCGGAAGGGTGGCCTGCCTGGGGATGCGCGTGTCTACGCCGGTGGTGTGGGCAAACCGGGCCAAGTCCTCGCGGGAGAGGCCGTGAGAAATGCCAGGCCCGCCGGAAAAGTCCTCAAAGACGTTGAAGCCCGCGCCCTGGCGGGCGTCATAGGACTCTTCACCAATTCGGATGTTGGCAGCAAAGTCGCTGACCGGCTGCGATACTACCTGCCCACGGACGTAATACTCCGTACCTCCGAGCTTTACCTTGTTGATTTTGGAGGCCACGGGACTAGTTCCTCACGCGCTGGGCATCTGGAAATGGCAAGAACGACGACCGCTGCCTGGCATCCTCGGCCAGGCGGTGAGCCGACGCCTCGCGCGGGCTCCCAAGGTTGCCCAGGAGGATGGCGGCAGCCTTGTTGACCACATAGGCGTCGGAGATGTAGAGCACGTCGTCCCCGGCGGACAGGCTATCCTGGAACGCCTGGCCCTCGATCCGCAGCTTCCTGGAATCGAGCGGAGTCCACATCCTCTCATCGAACACTAGCTTAGGGCCAGCAATGATTCGGTATTGATAAGGCCAAACGATGTTAGTGGTAGGGAAGTCCCCGTCAGCGTCAGCCATTGTGACGCGGTAGATGTAATCCATGCCAACCCCAGAGATGTCGTACTCGTAGGTGTCCTCCGAGAGCGTAACGGTTGTCTCGTCCGGGTCAACGTGGTACGGCATCTCAGTCCGCACCTCGTCAATGGCGTCATTGATGGCCTGCTCAAGCTCCTCGTCAGTGACTTGGGGAGCGAGCCCCTTGCCAACGCGGGCCATGACCCGGCGCTTGATGGTGTCGAGCATCTGCATTACTTCTTATCCTCCCTGTGCCACTGATGGAACCTCCACCACCAGTGACCGGCAACGGCGGTCGCAATGGCAGCGGGCCAGCCGTGCCAGAAGACCGACTCCCAAGTCTCAAAGCTGGGCCGGTGGGAGAAGAGTCCGGCCCAGCCCCAGCAGTGGCCACTCTCGGCCACATGATTGCGCAAGGCAATACCGAGACCACCGAACCCGATGGTCGCGCCCCAGAAGAACAGGACAAGCTCCAGGTAGGGTCTCCAGGGAGACCTGCGTAGCCACAGGAGGCTGGCCACCAGCAGGGCCACGATCCCGGCCGCTGTCGGAGTCATCAGCCTGCGCCTCCATTTCCCCATTACTGAGCCCTCCCAGGCACGATCCTCGCACCCGGAGTCGGGCGGTACTTGGGCGGAATGGTGGGCACTAGCTCGTCGCGCAACCGGCGCTCCGCCTTCTGGTCAAGCCGGGTCTCAGCGGACTCTAGCTTGTGCCAGTCGGACAGATCAGAAGCAGTGCCACCGAGGGCCGCATGTAGAGCGCTCAGGCACGCCTGGATCAACCAGCCGGGCTCGATCTGGATGATGTCGGTATCGGCCGTGATGGTTGCCTTGTTAGCACCGGAGGCAGGCTTCACGGTGTTGGCCTCCCATCCAGCAATGACCGGGTTCTGGCTCGTGGTAGGGGTAAAGAACGGGGGCCGGAAGCAAAGCTGGGGCTCAGTGGTGCCACCGGATACACCGGCCCGGATGTCCCAGGCGTAGTCAGGAAGCTGGCGACCGTTGGCGTCCCAAACGGCCTGGATGTACAGGAACTTGTCAGGCACGTCGTACTCGCTGGTGCCGGTGGTCATGGAGATAGTGGCGGGCTCTACGACCACCACCAGGTCGCCGTACACGGCAAGCAAGGCAGCGTTCATGGCTGCCATGAGAACCTCGTCTGCGACAGATGCGGAGGTCTCCCCGATCAGGTGGCGAACTATGTCGTCCATCAAGGACTTCCACGTAATCATGACTCACCTCTGGTGGAGGAGGGCGGGAGTCTCACCCGCCGTTTCCCGACCGGAGCCGGGGCCTCATACACTCCCCCACAAAAGATTAGACAGTGCCCACTTCC